TTCTAGCACGTCCTCCAAGATTTTTTTCTTTTTCAATAACTACTAATTTTGTTAATGGGTTTTCTTGTAAAATACGATATGCTGAATATAAACCAGCTATACCACCTCCTATAATAATACTATCAAAAAAAGAAGAAAGAGTAGACATATTTATTTAATGAAAAATAGAATATTAAATAGAAATATAAAAGATTTATTAAATACAATTACACAATATGAATCTTATTAATAAATTAATTATAGAAAGAGATAAAATAGGAGAAACGATTAAATTAATAACAAGGTCAAGGCGATGTGTAAATCCTAATTGGACTCAATTAGATGATTATATAGAGAGTTCTTGTGATTTAATATCAACAAAAGAGTTTGACAAAATTTTTCCTGATAAATCAATACTACGTAAATATCCAAACTTTATTAAATTAAATGATATAAATAAAAAATTATCAGGAAAATGGTGTTCTCAACCATTTGGATCTCAAAGTCCTCCAGATTTTATTGGTTTTGAAGAAATTAAAAATCAACTCTATGTATTTTATATAGAATGTAAATCAGGAAAAGGTGATAAAGCTACATGGAATTGTTCTTTACCTATACCAAAACCATATGTTATATATCCATATTTTAACAAGACAATAAATAAATTACATATTTGTAGTGGATTAAATCTTATTAGTGATTCAGAATATGAATTATTACAATTGGTAATGCCAATGATAAGAGAACAGCATAGTGTAGAACATTTAACAAATAATTGGAGTTTATATATTAGACCAAAATGGTGTACATTACAAACACATCCAGATGAAACAACAGATATTGAAGAATACATAAAATCTATTGTTTTTTAGGTCTAAATTTATATAGCCCTTATTTATAATAAAAATATATTATAAATATATAGGATTACAGAGCTTATTACTTATACTTATCACTGATTTTAAAATAACCATCAGATCGTGGGAGAAGACCCATTGCAATAAGAGATGATTTGCGAGTAAACCCGATAGAGTTACCTTTATGATAATCACTTAATGCTTTTTTAACATCTTGAACAGTTTGAAAGGGTCTTGATAAACTAACCCGGCGGGCTTGTATTGTATATGGTGAACTCTTACCACTCATTTTTATATTATAATAAATTAATTTGTATCTGTAATTGTTTGCATTAATATGAATGTTACATTATAAGGATCTGCATCAGATGCAGGTCGTCGATCTTCAAAATATCCTTTTTTATCATTTAATACTGAATTAGGAATACGAATACTACAGCCACGATTGCCATATCCTACAGTAAATTCAGTTGCATTACTTGTTTCACACTCTCCACATAAACGTTTAGAGTTATCTCCATAATAAAGTAAATGTTCAGTATGTAATGGTTTTAATTTTTCCATATAAGTTTTAATTATTTCTAAACCATTTTCATTACGTGTATCTTTTGTACTCACATTTGTATGTAGACCTGAACCATTCCAAGGGTTATCTAAAGGCTTTGGTAAAAAACTAATAAATACATCAAAAGACTCAGCTACACGTTGTAAAATATAACGAGCAATCCATAATTCATCTCCAGCATCAATTCCTTCACAAGGACCAATTTGAAATTCCCATTGAGATGGTGCAACTTCAGCGTTAATACCGCTAATTTTTAAACCAGCTTTAATACAAAACATATAATGTGTTTCTGCTAGTTTTCTAAAATCAATTCCAACACCACAGTAATACTTTCCTTGTGGTTCTGGTTTATCTTCTTTATTTATAAAAGCAAAAGGTAGTCCATATTTATTTGTAATAAAATATTCTTGTTCAATACCAAACCATGGTTTTAGATCTTTTGATTTTGTTTTATTAAATAGTTCTAAAGCTTTTTTACGATTAGTAGAACTACTTGTATCACATAAAATGAGAAAAGAAGTATCTTTAGGAAAGAAAGGATTAGGATAACTTTTTACAGGATAAAGAATAACTTCACTATTTGATGTTGTAGCTTCACCTGTAGATGAACCATCATAATTCCATGTAGAAATATCAAAATCATTATCTATTGGATAAATTGTTTTATATTTAGAACGTAATTTACTGTTTCCATCAATCCAAATATATTCTAAAATAATAGCTGATGAGGTCATAATTTAAATATTTTTATATATATTTAAATTGTTTAAATGATTTATCAAATTATTCATTGTTGCATAGATTGTAATAATCCTTGGATTTCTTTTACATCTGCACCCATAACATTTCCTACTTGTTTTCCGTCAATAAAACCAAAAAAAGCTGGAACAGCTCCAATCTTTAACATTTTTACTAATTGTTTAGATATAGGATCTTGACTTTTAATCATTAGATCTGCATTAAATTTAAGAAAAATTATATCTTTATGTTCTTGATACATAGATATTTCATCAAGAATAGGAGCAACAATTTTACATGGTCCACACCAGTCTGTATAAAGTTTAAGAAAAATTTTCATAGGAGGAGGTTGTACATTATTAGAATGAAAATTAGATTGAAAATTTTCAACACCTTTTGTTAATACATTATGAAGACTATCAGATGATGAAATATCTTTAAAACGAGATGGTCCTGGTTGTTGTCCTTGTTGTTGTCCTTGTTGTTGCCCTTGTTGTTGTCTTATAGGTTGAGAATAAACTGGTTGTCCACCAGTACTATTTTGGTAACTTTCTCGGATAGGTAATTGACTTACTGGTTTAGCATGTTGAGGTATTTGTGGCTCTAGTTGAGGTTGCTGTTGTTTTACTTCAGGTTTTTGGCTACCTGTGTTATAAGAGTTAAATGTTGCATATGGAGATGGTTTTCGTTGGTCAGACATTTTATATTGATATTTTTTTAAGTATGAAATTAATTTGTTTTATTCTTCACGACGAAATAATAATACAATAATAAATACTAACATTAATATTAATACCCATTTTTTCCATGAAATACCTAAAAAGTGGTCTTTTTTATGATGGTGGTGGTGGTGATTATGATCTTTATTTTCTTGATGTTGTTCATCTTTTTTAGTAATACGTATGATATTTCCATTATCATCTTTAGTGTACATCTTTTATATTAATAATAAAAGATTTTATAATTTCATAATTTTTAAAACTTCTTTTTCTATTTTTTCCCCTTTATTACTTTCTTCCATTTCATTAAATATTTTTTGAGCTTTATTATCATCCATATAATGTCTAAGAACATTTAGAATATCTTGTTTGGCTTCATTTTTCTTTTTTCTTACAGTTTTTTCTACTTTTTCGCTAACAATTGCAATACCTTGTGTTTTATCTTTTACACCAGGTTGATTTTTTTCTTTTAAAAATAATTTAATTTTTGTATGAATTTCTTTTTCTCTTTCTGTAAGTTTTTTTAATGCTTCACGTCTTGTTTTAATTTCAGTTTTAAGAGAATTAAGTTCCGTTATAAGCGATTTAATAGTTAAATCAGTAGCCATTTTACAATTAGATAAAAACTTTAAAATGTTATTTTATATTTTATTATAAATAAAATGAGTGAATATTCTCAAGAAATTCTAAATTGGGAACCTATTAACACGAATTCATTTTCATTATTAGCTAAAGTAGAAATTAAGCCAACAATACAATTACTTGAATTATTTAAACGTGCTCCATTGAATAATGTATTATGTAAAATTTCAGGTACAAATAGTGATTATGATAATAAAGTGGTATATGGTATAATAGATAAATCAGAATGGAATGATACATACTATATTACATTAGATCATATATGGAATAGTTACCCTGATAAAACTAAACAAGGAAAAATTGAATTTTTTCCTAAATCAGTTGATGCTACAATTGATTATATTAATGATAAAGGTAGCCCTCTTATACCAGCTTCAGATTTTGTAGAAAAAAATGATAATAATAAACAACCAAAAGAAGTTAATAAAATACAATCATATGTATATATACCTGATAATGAGAATAATAATAATAATAATAATAATAATAATAATAATAATAATACTAATAATAGTTGTAATAATCCAAGAATGCAACTTTCAGATATATTATTACCAATAGGTTTAAGTTTAGTATTAATTGGATTATTACAATATGTTTTTCCTAAAAAATTTTTTAATTAGAATTTTGCAATGTTGATTAATAGATATATTATTATTTTCTATCAAATAATTTAGACAGTTAACATTAAACCAACCAATACCATTAGCATCATTATCTATAATATGATTTTGTGGATCGAGATTAGTTTCTTGAATTTCTGTAGTATAATAAAGTGCTTTACTTTTTACAAGAGTTTGTCCTAAAAATTGGGTTGGATTTATAATTATACCCGTTTCTTCAAATACTTCTCTTACAGCGCATTCTTCACATGTTTCATTATCTAACATTGTACCTTTTGGAGGACCCCACATTTGTCCTCTTGATTGAACTAATAAAATTTTATTAGTGTCAGGATCTACAATAAAACAGCCTGCTTTTATAATTTTTCCTGGTGGTGATTTGAATGAATCATTATTTACCTTGATTTCTTTATTATATGGTGTAACTTTATAATGACAACATTGGTTTGTACAATTGTATTCATTAATTTTTTGATCCATTTTAGTTCTTAATATTCTTATATTAAGAATTCTTCTTTTAAGTTTACTTTTTAATTTTATTTTATAATTGGATCGTATTAATTTGAATTTGGCATTGAAAAATATTACCAAAATGAGACTTATATTCATATGGAGATATATTTGATATGTTTTTATAAACATATGTTTTTGCAATTACATTACGAAATTTATCTCGTTTATCTGTTAGTGAAATATATTTCTTATATTCTTTTTGTAATAATATAAAATTAATTGGAGGTAACAATACTATACCTTCCCAATCATTACGTTTACCATCCATATCAATTAAAAATTCTGTAGGATAAAAAATAGAAAGTCCTTGTTGACTCATCATATTATCAAGTGGTTTTGGTAATAATGACGAACTTTTAGGAGGAAGAACACATAAGAGTTGAAGAAAAGGATCAAATGGTTTATTATCAGATATAACTTTATCAGTTTGTTTTATTTTTTTTCCAAATTTTGCAATATCACTACAAAATGGTGCATATAAATATGGATAAAACCATTTCCAACAAGAAACTCCTTCAATATAATAAGTCAATACCCATTGCATACCTTCAATATAGGAAATACATGATTGTTCAATTTCTTTTTCTGTATGACAATTCATTTTTGTTGAATAGTATTCTTTACGATATGATTCCCAGTCTAATATATATTTTTCAGATTCTAATTTTGTATGTTTTTCTAATAAAGAATCACGTACATGAGAACGTCTTTCTTGTAAAACTTCAATTTCACTAGTACCAAGAGTTGCTAAAAGAATAAGAAGAGGTTCTAAATTTATAGTTTGGATATGAGTAACAATATTACCATATGAAGCTATTGAACTTCTATAAACATCAAAAAAGTTTGTAATTGAATTTTCCAAGATATCAATTGTTGGTAAATGTGGGAGAAAATCATTACCAGTCATAAACATCATTAAAATAAAATCATTAATAATAAATTGATCAGGTAACATTGATGGTTCTTCTAATAAAGAAATAACAAGTGATTCACGAACTCCTTTCATATTAATATAAAAAAATTCTGTATTACCTTTACGATATGGATTTTCTCGAAGAATATGAAAATTTTCTTTTTTACTAGCTAATGCTAACATTATTAAATCCGCATCCATTCCATGAATCATAAAATGTTCATGGGCTTCTCCAAAATCTCTAACAAATTTAATAAGTTTATGTTCACCTTCACCAGGAACTTTTTCATTACTAAATATAATTTCTAATGATTTCCATACATCATCTGTAGTCATTTTCATACGTATATACCATTCAAGATAATGAGATAAAGAATCCATAAAAGATGTACCAGGAGTAATACAATTACTATCAAAAGAGTTTACATCTATACGATCTAGAGATGATTTAAAACGACGTTGACGTTGTTGATTTTGTTTACTTACAGGTGCAACACCATCAATACATAAAACAACTCTACGTTGTGGGTTAACAAAATGAATTAATTGATCAATATAATTACCAGTTTGTTCAAATAAATAAGATAACTGACGTTGATAGTTAGTAGGCCTCATAGTAGATTTATGAAAATTACCATAATTAAATGCTTTTTGAGCACAATAATGAAAAATACCATTTAAATCGATTAAAAATGTATCAATTAATACATCTAATTTTTGATTTAAATAAATTGTTCGAATATGATTGGAAAAGGTTTTTTTAAACCAACTAAAAAAATATTTAATACCCATAGTAAAACTAGTTTACTTTTATATATGTTAATTCGATTAAATTAGAATTAACAATTTTATATAACCTATTTCTATTGAGAAAAAACTTTAGAAAGAATTTCTAAAACAAAAGGTAACAAAAATAATACCATACATACGATTGCAGATATATTTAAGTTTTGTTTTGTTTTTTCATCGGTTTCTTTTGCTGCTAAACAAAATAAAGTAATAGATGAGATGAACAAAGCAGCCCATATAAACAACAAAAAAATAACAAAATATTTTAAATTTGGTGAGAATAAATCAATAACATTAAATATTTCACCAATTATACTCATTTTATTATTAATTTCTTTTTATTTTATTTTATTTTTCTTTAAAAATCTTAGATAATGTCTTCATATGAAATGAACATTCTTCATATTCAAAAATATTAAAAACTTTACGAAATTCTTCTATAGTATATGGTCCCCCAAATGATTTTAATAAACGCCAATGAGGAGCTGCTTTAATTTTTGTGGCATTCTTACCAATTAATTCTTTATACATACTATATGTTAATATTTTGCTTTCACTATAAAAAGGATCATGAGCATTTTCACAAATAAAAGCAATTATACAATTAAAACTACAAAATATTCCGTCTGTAAGATAATGTTCAGTTTCAATTTGTTTAATATCAATTATATCTTTTTTAAGAGCAAGAATTTGCTCTAATTTATTTTTTGTTATATTTTCTTTCATAAAATATTTATCTTTTGTAATATGAGAAATATAAGATTTTTCAACACGATCATTAATATATTTTATAGGACACCCAATAGGTCTATTTGTAAAAGTATGTTTACACCAAAAACAAAGTTTATCTGTTTTTGTAGGATAAGTTTCTTTATTAATCCATTCAAGCATTGTAACAAGACATTTATCATTTTTATCATCTACAAATGATACAGATATTTCTTCATTCTTATCTAAAACTTCAAAGATATCTGTTTTTTTATTCTGTGTTATTGATTCTTTTTCAATATTAGAGATAATACATAAACCGTATTTTTTATCTATTTCTTCTGTATTAATTTCTTTAAGAAAAAAAGAACGTTTTTTACTCATTTTGTAATTTGTTTAAATATTTAGTTTAATTATTTATATTCATTTTTATGTTTTTTCTAATTAATAAATATGGACAAGGAATTGTTTTGGTTAAACTGTCCAAAGAGTTTATGTAAACAAATTAAGTTTATACCAAAAAATTCAATGAGTTATGAGGAACAAATTAATTGTGTTACACGCCTTGTTATTGTTATTTTTTTAATTATGTATTTATTTGGATCAAAACATTCTTTATTGTTTTTATTACTTTCTATAATTTTTATTATTATTCTTTATTATTTACAAAAGAGTAATATGACAACTTGTGAAACATATAAAGAAAAAACTAGTTACAACAAAATTGATATGATTAAAAAAACAGATCTTTTATATAAACAAGGAGTTAATGAGTATAAAACTAATCGTTATACAGTAGAAAAATTTCCTAATTATTATTCAAATGAACGTATTGAATCATCTGAAGTAATACCAGATCAAACTTTTTTTTCAAAAAATCAATCTCTTGTAGGTCGTGCTAATCCAAAAACATTAGTAGCACCAGTCGTAGTTCCTCCATCTTACGATTGGACGTATTGGAAAGCAAATGATTTTGTAATTCCAAGTATTATTAATGAAAAACGTACACAAGACTATTATGGAAGTGGTTATTTTACATCAGATGAACCTGTAGAACAACCTAATAATTCTAAAAGAAACTCTAAAAGAAACTCTAAAATAAACTCTGTAGAAAATTATACAGAACAGACTCAACCATCTTCACAACCATATTATCAAAATCAATATATAAGTCCACAAAAACCAATGGATTATTTAGGACAATATAATGGAAAATATCCAATCTCTATTAACAATGGTAGTGAAATGGGTAGTTCTAATGTTGTACCAAAAGATTTCTATGTAAAAGATGATATGCATGTAAGTGATGCAAGAGTTTTTAGAAAAAGACAACAAGAAGTTAACTTTCCAGGTAGTGTAAATAGATCATGTACATATGATCCAAGTAATTTGAATTATGATTTACCATCAAACTTTATGGCTGGAAATTGTGAAAGAAATGAAAGTGTTAAAGACTTAAATAATGAATTATTTACTAGTTCTGTTAATCCAGGAGTTTATTATAAAACACAAATCATTGAACCATTAAATTATAATATTGGTATATCATTTGATCAACAAATCCCTCCAAGAAAAGTAACAAAAGATAAAGATGGAAATATTACTTATACAGCAATGGATCCAAACATTTATGAACCAGTTGAAGAACATGATCGAACAGATTATGGTACAGCTGCATATGAAGTATATGATCCACGAACAAATGGTTATGGAACAAGTTATCGTGAATATCAACATGATATAACAGGGCAACCAAGATTTTATTATGATGATATAGATGCTTCACGTAGACCAAATTATATTACAAGAACAAATATTGATCATTTATTAAAAGCAGACTCATATGGTATTGTAAAGAGTAATCAAGATATTATGTCTAGTAATTGCAATAGTCGTAAGATTGCAGAAGAAGGTTTATTAAATAATACATTAGATTTTCGTACCGATTTAATGACACGATTGATGAGAAAGAAGAATTCTGAAATGTGGCAACAACGTATGGCACCATTACAAAAAGGAGGCAATTTTACAATGTCAGGTTCAAATCGATAAAGTAATTTAAACTGATACATGTATGTAAAATGTCAAGATTACCTAATTTTAATTTTGCAAATTTATATGGAATAAGTAATATAACTAATCTATATATAGCACATGAAGCATCTGTAAAATATACAAATAATGAAAATAAAAAAGAAGTTGAAATTAAGAAAGAGAATATTGTTAATGATGTGATTAATAATGTTGTTAAGGATGTAATTGTTAATAATGTTGTTAATTATGAAATTATTAATGAAGACGTTGTTAATGAAGATGTTGATATTGTTAATGAAGATGTTGATGTTGTTAATGAAGATGTTGATATTGTTAATGAAGATGTTGATGTTGTTAATAAAGATGTTGATGTTGTTAATGAAGATGTTGATGTTGTTAATAAAGATGTTGTTAATGAAATAAAAGAAGAAGAAACTATACAAAGAGTTAATGTAACTAAAAAAACTAAAAATTCTAAAAAATAAATTTGATTTTTATGGTTTAAAGTTTTAATTAATAATTAAAACCTTATAAATGCTTCATATTATAACAGGACCCATGTTTAGTGGTAAAACAACCTATTTGTCTAATATATTAACAAAATTTCCAAATAAATCATTATATATTAATCATTCATTTGATACTAGAGGTGAAATTTTTTATAGTCATAATTCTGATATTACTTTTTCAGAAGAAACAAAATGTATAAAAACTAATATATTGGTTGATCAATTAGTAGAAGGTTATGATATAATTGGTATTGATGAATCTCAATTTTTTAAAGATATTAAAGATACTATTTTACGATGGGTAGAAAAATATGGTAAAATAGTATATGTAGCAGGATTAAATTGCGACTATAAAAGAGAGGTTTTTGGAGAAATTATGGATTTAGCAATTTATTCCGATAGTATTACCAAATTAAAAGCAAACTGTAAATGTGGTTCTGATGCAATTTTTAGTAAAAGACTTGTACAAGGAGATTTACAAATTCTAGTTGGTTCTACTGAATATGAACCAGTATGTCGTATATGTTTTAATAAATTTTAAATATCCAAAGCTGTAATAAATATTAAACAAAATAAAAAATTATTGTTTTTAAATTAAAAACAATAAATAAATGGTTAGCCCTACAGTGGTTACAGCAAAAAAACGATCTAATAATGTTTCATCTGATTTAGAACCTGATTGTAAAACAATTTCAAAAAAATTTTTTATTTATTATGCTATTGTTATTTTTATTTTAATGATAGTTTGTAAACCTTCTTTTGTAACTTTATCTATAACATCCGATATATTAGTAGAAAAACAAGAAAAGATAGTATCTTATTCTAAATTATTATTATGGGAATTAATATTATGTTTACCCTTTATACTTTATTACATAATTAATAATTAAAAAGTAAAGAGTAAAAAAAACCGCCATCTTAGTTGCTAACTTGTAATAGATTGATGTAATTTTTAATTTTGTTTCTATAAATTGATCTAGAATGGGTAATGAAAGTAATGAAAATAATAATGTTGCCAATATAATCTGTTGAGTATGATATGTTTTTGTTTTTTTATTATTTTGAAAAATTGAATTTATTACATATTTATCCTTATCAGTAACTTCTGAATCATCGGTTTGCAAGTTATCAATCGAATCCATTTATTTTATTAAAACTATTACCTATTTTAAATGTCAATTTAAAATTTTAGAAAGTTAATTTATAAGTTAATTTATACAAATAACTATATAAAACATGACTACAATTGATATCAGTAAATTGAAAAGTAGTTTAGAGAAATCAGGAATTGTGATTATTGATTATTATATTCTTGATGAAAAATGTGCAATGTTAAAAGCTTTTATATATTCTATTCAACAATTTATATTAATTTATATTCCAACAAAGCTACGTTCAGAACTAAAATCTCGTAAAAATATGTATGAATTAAAAATATTAGAAGAGGTAGTAGATGAAGAAGATTATGCTAAATTTGATGAATATCAAATTAATGCTATTCAACAAAAATATAATAAAGATGCTTATAAAAATGCTTCACAAAAATATAATAAACCTATTGTTATTAATGGAGATGGCGTTGAACAATATGAAAAACGTATTACAAGACAAGTAAAAAGACTAAATATACCATTTTCAAAATTAGATTATACATTAGGTATACAAAATAAAAAAATATTAGCTCTTCATTTTGGAGAAGACATTAATTTATTTTATATTAAAAATTATATTAATGATATACGTTGTTATATGTATATTATTAATGTAAAAGACTTAATTGAAAATATAACCGAGATTCAATATGAAATTGGAAATATTAATACTCAATTTTTTACAATTATTTCCGATATTATTGAAATAAATATGAAAGAAATATCACTTTTAACTAAAACAGCTAATGATATTATTATTGATAAATTTAAAAAACAAAAAAATGATTATTTAAAAAAGGTTGAAAACTACTTAGAAAGTATGAAAAAAATAGATGAAGATGAAAAAGTAGAAATAAAAAAATATAAAGCACTTTTTATGAAAGAATCTTCAACTATTAAAAAAACATCTTTAGAGAAAGAATATGAAAAAAGTATGGAATTATTTGTAAAAAAAAGATCAGATCAATTAGATAATATGATTGAATTAATTTATATTTTTCATATATGTTTTTTATTAATGGAGGAAATATCTTTTGATAACTTTATCATGTTAAAACGAACAACAACAAACTTTGACAAACTATCTAGCTTATTTGGTTAATTTAGTGCTAAGTTTTATTTTAACAAAAAAATTTTTTATGAGTCTTAAAATCAGTTTAAAAAATTTTCTTATATAAGAAAATTTTTTAGGGTACAAATGTAGATATACATATCTTTTCTTAAAAAGCTGTATTAATTAAACTTGTATCATAACGAAAAAGATATTTTTTACAAATATCAATATCTTTATCACATAAAGGAATAATTTTATCATCTAATGATAGCTTACCATAAACTACTTTATGTTCTTTTGAATAAAATACAAGTCTTGTATTAGGATGTATAAACTTTCCAACTTTATGATTTAATATAACAATTAATTGTAATTCTTTTGGTTTTAAATTTTTTGTATTTTTATCAACTTTATCTTTATCAACTTTATCTTTATCAACTTTTTTTTTATGTTTTGAGCAATAATCTTCTTCTTCTTTAATTTTTACACCACATACTTGACCTTTTTTTGGATTTCTTGTAAACTCATGAATACAATAATATACATTACTTTTTTTTACACCATAATCTTGATTAAATTCATTCCAACTATTTGTGATATGTTCAAAGTCAATATTATACTTTTGTTCAATTAATTTAAAAAAGTCTTCTAAAGAAGACGTAAGTGTTTGTACAAATTGTTTTTTCATCTTGATTAGATTATAAAATTAATATTAATAAAAAGTTTATATTTTTTTTCAATTTTATAAATATAAAGATGAATAAGTTAGCTATTGAACGCGCTAAATATTTAAAAAATGCTCCAAATGTATATTATGCAACACAAAAAGATACTCGTCAAGTTACGACTGATTTTGATCATTTTCCTTATCAACGTTTTTATAGAGGTATTCATAACATACAAACACCTGTTATTATTGAACGTGAAGCGGGATATAGACAATTAGAACCAGCTTGTTATAAAGAGAAGATAATTACTAAATCAGAATATCCTAAACATTGTTTTGAAGGCCCTGCCTCAGTTGTTTATCCTTGTTATCCTGAATATTTACGTAAGTATGCTGATAAGGCTGAAATGGAAATTATGCTTAATCGTGTATGTGTAGATCGTTCTATCTAATAAAATAGTTATATTTATCGCAGCCTTTTTACAAAAAGCCGTACCCCAAAGCGGGCTTTTTAAAACTCTTAAAATTAACCTTATTTATAATAAAAATATATTATAAATATACTAGTCTTAAACTAATTTAAAATATTAACTGTACTAAAAAATAAGGTTGACTTTAAGGTTATATTTTATTATTCTTTTACTTGATTTTTTTCTATTCCTTTATTATGTTTAGCAGTTTGTTGGTGTCTTTTGATATTTAGTTCATTAGTAATTGTCCCACAAGGACAATGTATAATGATTTCTTTACGTCTGGCATTCGATTCTTGTATAGTTTTCTTTTTATTTTCTAATCGTTCTTTTTCTAGATCTTTCTGATTCATATCACCATTTAAGAATTTTTCTCTATGTTTATAATAATTGTCTTTTACTTGTTGAGTTACACATTGCTTACATGTATATTTATGCCCAGTAAGAGATCTAGGTAAAGAATGAAAATGGTTGATTTGTTTTGTTATTTTACATTTTGAGCATTTATATTCTATTATATCTTTTCTTTCATTTTCATTTTTTTCACGACTATAGACAAGTTTAACACAATCTTTGCATTTTGTACCTTTTTTATCAAAAGCATTATTGTCCGTATAGTATTGATCAAGAAGTTTGATGACCTTACAATTGGAACATTGTTTTTCAGTAGGAATTTCTTCTGTTTTTCTTTTGTTTTCAATATACTCGGCTTGAGAAGACTTGGCACATTCCTTACATTTATTTTGTTTACCATCTACATGGTCTGATGCAGGGAAAAAATCTTCAAGAGGCTTTACTACATTGCATTTTGTACAAGATTTTTTATCATCTAAAGTCGGATTTTTGATGAGTCGTTTTTTATGTTCAGTTGAATCTTCATTGTTGTCTTCATCTAATAGATTAAAAGATTCTACTAATTTATCAATACAAGATACTATATTATCATAACACTCAAGTTGATAAAATTCTTTTCTTCCTGTTACTTTATTTTTAGAAAATTTTTGTTTGATAGAGTCTTCAATTTGTTTGTAAAATTTTGTATACCAAGTTTTCTTTATCATAAAATATTTAGCTGAACCTGTACTTAATGTAGAAACTCTACAATTTACGTTTGTAGTACTTCCTACTTTGAAAGAGTCTTTGTCAAACGGATTTTGACCAATATAAACAAGGCCTCCTACTTTTTGTTTATCTTTGAAACGATTTGCAAAATTATCTAAACGTTCTTGAATTTTTTTATTATCTTCTTCTTTCTTAGTAAGTTGCTCACGTAATTCACTATTTTCTTCATTCATAGTTTCTTGTAATAATGTTTCTAATTTAATATAATAATCATGAATTTCATCAGCTTTTTTTGTACCAGTTTTCATACAAAACTTTTTAAAGGTATTAATATTCAAAAGAATTGTTTCTTTGTTTAGACCTGATCCACCTTTAATAGCAGCTCCACCGATCGGTGGAGCTGCTAGATTAATAATATAATCAGTATCTTTTGTAAAATATTTTTCTAAAAGACGTTTGGCTGGATCTTTTCGAGAAAATCCAGTCCATTTCCATACATTATCAAAGTCGACTACAAATTCGTTTGTAAGATGATAGTTTAAAAAACAATAAAAAGACGTCACAAATAAGTGCTGTTGTGTTTCTGTAAATGTATTTTTAATTTTATTGATTAGATTGCCTTGATAATTTTTAGAAAGACGTGTAAGAGGATTTTTTTCAATAAGATGAATAATATCAAAAACTTCTTCATTTGAAGCCATGATTCGAACTAAAACTTATATATTATATATAAGTTTATATCTTTAAATAATAATTAAATTTGTAAAAATTTACACAATTTTAAAAAATTTCTGAAAACGTAAACAAAAAATATACTTTATTATTCAATTTTTTCTTCGATTAAGTGTTTACAATCTTTGATAATATTAATAAATTCATGGTATGTATTTCTCATACACTCTTTGTGGGGAGATGACAGAATGACATTTCCACTTTGAAAAACTAAAAATGTATTGTAACGAATTTTAGTTTTTTCTTTTTTCTGTTCTTTGTCATCTAAACTATCAAAATATTTATTATAATCATAATCTTCAGATACCCATGTTTTATTTTGATAATTTATTTTAGTAATTGGAATATCTTTAATGTTATCAAGAGGAATTTTAATATTTACACCTGTATATCCAAAACTTGTTTCAAGTAACGAATAATATCTTGTTTTTGAATTTATATAATCATCTAGATTTTCACGATTAATACAAAATCCTAAATTAAAGTTTATATTAGTCATTACTGTAATAAAAATAATTTCTGGAAAATCACCATTTACTTGAATAATTTTTTGAGTATCATGAGTATACTCATAAATATATTGCATCGATTTTTGAGCATGAACTTCATTTTTACAACCTGTAAATTGAAATTTACCATTTTTACTAACCTTAAAATTAATAAATTTATTATCCAAATACATAACAATGGTTAAACTATTTCGAAAAAATCGTTTAGCATTTTTTTTTTCTTTAAGATTTACACCTCTTAATTTATTTCCAATTTTTAATGTAATAATTTGTCCATCTATTAAGTCATCTTTTTTCTCTTCTTTTTTCTCATCTTTTGCTTTTCGTCCTCTTTTTTTAGGAATAACATTATAATTAGTAATAGGTAAATGATTAAACATGGCTAAAATATCAACTTTCCAATTTGTTTTTGCAATAATTGTTTCAGTTGAAATGGCAATATTATTAAATACTGTTTCACTCATTTTATATTTTCACTATTAGTAAACTATATATAGACTCCTTTCTATTTAAATAAATACTATTTAAATAGAAAATTCAATTTTATGTTTTTAAATAATATCACTAATTTTTTTTTCTTTAATAATACCACCAGCTTTAAGATACACTTTTTTACGTTGTCCAAAATGTTTTTTTAATCCTTTCTGATTGTCTACTAAATCAAAAATAATAGGTTCAACTGCTTCTGTTCGCATAACACGAGCTAAATATTGTATAAAATATTCTTCCATATCTGATGCAATAATTAATGCATCTAAAATATCATGAGAAAACCCTACACCACATTTTTGAATACTTGCAACAATAATTCTTGATGTTTTATCAAAACTATTTGTATCTTCAATCATTAGTGATACATTTTCTTTTTCTTTAATTAGTTTTTCAGCAATATAAGTTGCTTGTTGAACACGTTTACATAAAATAAGAAAATGTCTATCAAGATTAGCACGAACTATTTTAACAATTAAATCATTTCGTTCTTCATGTAAACATTGGGAAGTAATCAAAGCATTCCAATTTGTAGAATCTTCTGTAAAATCAATACCTGTATTAATTTTATATACAGTATGTTTATGATATAGTTCACGTTTAATACAATTATCTTTACCAAAATAAAAATCAAGTAAACCATCCATTCCATCTGGCCTAGTTGGAGTAGCTGATAAACCTAATAAATATCTAGGACTTACATAAAACATTGATTCGGATAAACTTTCTGCCATAATTGCATGAATTTCATCAACAATAACAAATCCGATATTTTTAAACATATTGCTACCTAATTTTTTCATATTTTGAGCATTTACAATAAAAAAATCAGCATTTTCATCGTATTTTTTTCCAGGTTTTAAAACACTAATAGTTACAGAACTATCTGTAAAACGTGTAATACTTTCTTTCCATTGTTCAATTAATACAACACGATGACATACGATAAGTGTCTTTAATTTAATAACTTTTGTTGCTAAATAAATTGCCAAGCATGTTTTACCGGCACCAGGGTATAAAGAAATTAATAAACAACCATATTGATTTAACTTTTTAAGACACTCATCTTTAATTTCTAATTGTATAGAACGTAACTCACTTGTAAATGTTGCTAATTGATTTATTTTACTACATTCTGATCGTTCTTTTCGTTTTACATTTGATATATTTTCAATTGCCCATTGAAATGGAACATCATAACAATTTAATTCACTATATTGACGAAAAGCATTCAAATAGGTTTCAATTACTTTAAATCCTGACCGAGGATTATAAGAACTTTCAATTTTTTTTACACGAACATCTTTAATTAGTTTTTCTTCTTCACTAACTGATAACTGATTTACATCAATACGGATAGACATACTTAATCTTACTTGTTTTTATAATTTTTTATTATAAAAAATATATATCAATTTTATTCTTAATTTTATTCTTAATTTTATTCTTAATTTTATTCTTAATTTTATTCTTAATTTTATTGTCTATTTATTCTCTTAGTTATTTTTATTATATTTTTTTACGTTTTACTTTACTTACTCTTATATATAATGATACTAATAAAGCAAAAAGTAATATAATAGAAAAGAATAATATAAATTTAATAAATTTGTTTTTAGTGCATATAGTGTATATAATATCAACTATGGGTTTTGATTCTAATTCTTTACATGTATATGTAGCATCACATTTTACTTTTGTTAATTTATTAGATGTTTGTATTTCAGCAGGTTCAACTAATAATATTCCACCTAAATTAGCTTGACCTAATAATTTATTATCAGTTTCAAATGCAATATTTTTATTAATAGGAGGTAATTTTGCATCAGAATATTCTTGAAATAATGCGTATTTAAAATATCCGTCATTTCCCCATTTTTCAGACCAAGAATTTCTACATATCCAATATTCTACTTTTGGATAAATATGATCTCCTACTTTTAAATCTTTTTCAACACCCCATCCTACAATTGCTATAGCATGGCCACCAGCACAATCTTCAATATCTTCTTCTTTACCTGAATAATTTACATTATGAATATAAATTCCTTTTGTTTCTAAAAATTTACCATGATTAATATCTTTAATAAAATTTTTATATACCATAAATCCACCTACAGCAGAACCATATTTCATAAGATGTCTTTTTATCATTGGTACATCAAAAGCAACTGTCTTATTTTTAATTTGATAAATTTTTGGAGGTTCTGATGTACAGCAACCACATTCAGGTATCATAGAATTCATACTATCTTTTGTAACTTGAACTCCTTTATCAAGATGTTTTGAACCTTCAATATTACAAAATTGATTTGCAGAACACAATGCGTCATAATTTAAACAGCAATTTGTCGAAACACCTCCTTTATGAATAATATCATCAATTACTATAGATGGATTACCTCCTGCGCATTGTAAATTAGACGATCCTTTTAAACAAGATAAAATATACATAGGACTAATAGATGGATTGTAATCTAAGTTCATACCAAATAAAAAGTTATCAGAAATAGTAGTAGCAATGGCTACTGCAAAACAAGAACCACATCCACCTTGTTGTTGAGGTGTAGTAACTAATTTAAATTTATTTTCAATATTTTTATCATTTTTATTTGTAACAAAATTCTGCCATGACTCAGGCAATGTTTTTAATTCTTCTGGACTAACACTAAAGCGCTTCATAGCAAGTTTAAATGTTCCTTGTTGAAACAAAATATCGCATGTACATGGAGGAGTTACTGAAATTCCAACTTGAGGTTCTCCTGGTACTGCTTTAAAATTTTTAGTAGTATGAAGACTTTGGAATTTTGCATTTTTTAATAAAGATAAATATGTTTGAGGCGCATCTTTATCTGTCATTTATTTAAAACATTTTAAATAAATATTTTTACAGCTTTTTTACAAAAGTAATACTGATTAGATTGATTAGTTTTTATTCTTAATAATCATGAAAATAATAATTGCTATACCTATCCATAAATAAGGTGAATATAATAGTTTTTTAAATTTTTTGTTTCTATTATTGTTACCATTACCATTATCATTACTATTATAATTACCATTACCATTATCATTACCATTATAATTACCATTATCATTACCATTATTATTACCATTATCATTAATATTTTCACTATTACATATAGTTATGTTTGAATTTACATCTTTAATATAATCAGGTTCAACTAATAATATACCTCCTTCATCATCTTTATTTGTTGTTTCCATTGCAACATCTTTATTTATAGATGGAACATCAGTAAATTCTTGATACATAGAATACTTAAAATATCCTTCATTTCCCCAATTTGAAGTCCATGAATTTCTACATAACCAATATTCTATATTTTTATTTTTATATTCTATACCATCTTTATCTTTAAATGTTATTGTATCAATACCCCATCCTACTATTGCAACTGCATGCCCACCGACTCTTTTATCACAATCTTCTTTGTTACCGGAATAATTAACAGATTTTATATAGATACCATTTGTTTCTAAAAATTTACCATGATTAAGATCTTTAATAAAATTATTAAATACAATAAATCCACCTATTGCTGCGCCATATTTCATAAGATGTTTTTTTATCATTGGTATATCATATGATACAATCTTATTTTTTAATTGATATACTCTTGTAGATGTTTGATTTTTTGAATTTTTACAACAACTTGGAACATTTTTACAATTAGGTACCATAGGATTTACTTCAACTGGATTATAGCTACCTTTCAAATGATCAATACCATTTCCATAACATTTTTCATTTGAACGACATATACTTTCATAATTCATACAGTCATTACTAGTAATACCACCTTTTTCAATTATATAATCAATTACAATAGAAGGCCACCCTCCTCCACATTTATTATTTGATTCAGTTTGAGGTAAACATGATAAAATAAACATTGGACTAATTAAAGGATTTTCTGATAAATTCATACCAAATAAAAAGTTATCAGATATAACAGATGATGTTGATACAGCATAACAAGAACCACATAAACCTTGATTTGGTGGTTTAGTTGATAACATTTTATTTTTTAACATATCTTTTGTATCATCTTTATCAGGTGTAAAATTATTCCATTTTTTAGGAAGCTTTTTATCTTCTTCAGATAACATAAATTTTTTTAAAGCAACTTTGTACATTCCTGCTTTATGTTTTATATTTGCACCAAGAGGTGGGACAACTTTTATACCTATTTGACTTTCATTTTCATTTTGTTGTGAAATTGTAGTTAATGGACTTGATGCTAATGTTTCAATCCTTAATAAAGTCATTTTATTATTAATTTTATTATTAATTATTTTTTTAATAAAAAATGATAAATGTACCAGCCTAATGATATATAACGCAAATTCATATCTTCGTCATGCTTTACTTTCTTTTCTTTTTTATAATAATCTTCTTTATATTTCTGTTTCATATATAAAACTGATAATTCTTGTTTTATTTCTTCGGATAATTCATTATCTTTTAATTGTTGAGTAATATGTTCCAAATATAGAGTTAGATCATGTGTTGTAAACATATAGCAGGGTTATTTATTATATACTTCTTTATATAAACAAATTCAGCTTTTTGTAAAAAGCTAAATTTTTAATTTATACTAGTTTATTTATAATAAAAATATTATAAATACATTTGTAGTCTTAAACTAGTTTAAAAATATTAAAAATTAATAAAATGTAAAACAATTTATCGGTTTCCAGCTGAGCAAGCATTGCAGTTACTCTTCCATGCAGCAATAGCTGATAAGTCACGACGTTCTTGAAAGTTACGACTAGCACGAGTGTCAGCATATCCTTCTTCTATTTTAGGTTGTCTGTATACTTGGAAACCACTTTTGCAGTCACCATTAGGACATCCATCAACACCATCTTTTCCAGTTGAGTAAGGAGCATTTGTTTTCATATATGATGTTCCAACACTTCCACCTTGATGATAGAGTTCTTTTACAGCTTGTCCACGTAAAAGAGCTGTTGTTTTTTGGAAATTTTCTTTACTAGAAACGGGTGAACCAAGAGCAGATGGGTTAAGATAACCAGATGCATCAAGAGGTATAAAATCAATGTAATGAGGTCTTTGATAGTTTTCAACTGCTACTCGATCTTCAGCAGATTGGCACCCAGGTGCTTTTGTCATATAAGAATCATAAGAAGAAACACGACCGTATTGATCTAAACCATTCCATAATGGGCAAAGTAAGTTTTGAGGGTTTTCAAAACGGTCAGATTGTAATTTATTGGCATATCCAGTATTTACTGAGCATGATTGTACAGCACCAGTGAGTGAGAACATCTTTTTTATATCTGAGAAAATAAAAATTAAAATAACTACTTTTTCAATACATTTTAAAATAAATTTATTTTTTTTCTATTAAAATTAATGATTTTTCTTTAAAAGCATTTTCAATACTTTCGCAAATTTGTGGCTTTGTCTTTGTATTCCAATATAAAAGTCTTATCATATCATCTTTTGACAGATCTTTATCTATAAAGTCTTTCAATATTTCATTTTCTTTTATTTTGTCTTCTAAATCATCATCTAAGTCTTCATTTAATTCATTATATGTTTCAGATGATGTATCAGGTTCTATATTTAATTTATAAATAATATCAAATAATATATTTTTTGGAATAGTTGTACATACAACACCTTTATTTAATGATGATTTTTTCTTTAGATCTTCCTTGTTTTCTTGCTGTATAATAATTTTAAATTTATCATCTTTATACAACCCAATATAACCATATTCATTAATATCATACTTAATTACTTCTGCATTTTTTACAGGTTTTTTTATATTTTTTTCACAATTTTTCCATATATTGTCTTTTGTATTGTCTTTTGTATTATCTTTATCTTCTAATGGTAATGTTAGACAACGAAGTTGATCAGATAAAAGATTTGAAATAATCAATTGTTTTTCTTCTGTAATATGATCAGATAATTGTTTAATAATATATTCTCTAATAGATGAAACATCTTGATACTTTCTTTCTCTTGATAATATTGATATTTCTAATAAAAGTTCTTTTGCCTTATTATGAAACCTGTTAAATAACATTTTTTTTGTAGTTTCATTAGTTTCATCTTTTAATTGCTCAAATAAAATGACTAAATAGTTATTATATATTGTTTCAATTGTTTCATTAAAATTATATTCTAATTGGAAAGGTATATGATCAACATAAAATGAATCAAATGATTCATAATCTTTTAATCTTGTTGATAAGAATAATATATCATTTTCATTATATAAAAAATAATTTATTCCTTCATGTATATGAACTGGTATTTTATGATTATTCATATATAAAATTGTTTTAATTAATAAGATATGTTGTACATCACTTAATTGAGCATATAATTCATTGAATGTAATTTTAGATATTTTTGAAAATATTATTTGTAGTCTTTTAATTAATCTATTAATATCAGGTTGATCATAATACAAATGATATGTAGAAAGGTCAAGATCAATATCATATTTTTCTTCATGATATTTTTCATCATAACAAACATAATCACATTTTTTATACTCACAATTACGAGAATTATCTAATACAGATGATAAACGATTTCTTTCCTTATTAAGTTTACAATCAAAACTAATTAATTTTAGTATATGTTCTACTGATTTAATAGCTATATCTTTATCTTCACAAAACTTATACATATAACGATCAATAGATTTAACATCTGTATTTGATGGATCTTTGTTTGTTAATATTGTATACAAATAAATTTTTATAACTAAATTTTTATCTATTTTTAATAGCGCTTCATGTGAAAATAATCGAAATGCTCTTGCTATAGCTTGATCTGTATTACTAAAATTCCAATGAGGACTTAAAATGTGTACATATTGTACATTTTTTAATGAAAACCCTTCACTTATAATTCTTGTACCAACAATAACTTTAATATTTTGACCTTCTACATTTGAATCACTATTAAAAATTCTGATAGCATTATCAATATCACTTCGTGTATCACTTGTAAGTAATGCATATTTAGGGTTTGAACCTGATTGTTTAAAATTTTGAAATCCAAATTGTTCCAGTAATGAAATAAAAATAAATGCCCCACTACCATGAACAAAATCTAAATAAACAAAATGATTTCCTTTATCAGTTAATAAGTGATTTATACACGTTGCATATTTAATACTATAGTTTTCTAGTTTTTTTAATTTTTCTTTATGATCTGTACTATCACCAAAAATATTTGTAAAAAAGTCTTTTTTTATGATTAATTTTTTTGTTTTATTTGCATTATTTACAACTGTTTTAGTATATATATTATATCCTTTATCACCATAAGTTCCATTTTCAATAGAATCTGTACCTGGAAAAACAAATAAACTAGCCTGTCTACTTTTAATATAAAAATCACTTTTTTCTTCTTCATCCTTTGTTAATGCTTCTTTATAACATTTTAATTGAAAGTCTTTTAATGGAAGTGTATATTGATTAAAATGAGCTAAATCAAGTTTTCTTCCTATAAATGTTCTTTTTACAGTGCTTTGCATTGATCGTAAAAAACTTACTTTACCATAAAGTAATTCTTTAAAATTCTCTATTTTATCTTTATTCATAACAAAAACATCATTAATTTTTATCATATACTCTTCTATGAATTTATTACCCGTAGGTAATTGATGATTTTTATCTAAAATCAAGTTCATCAAGCTTGCTATTTCAGATGCGTTATCTACCATAGGTGTTCCTGTCATTAAAATTGTTTTACTATTTTTTATAATATGAAGGAGACGATGTATATATTGATATTGATTATTTTCATCTTTTGTAACACGAAGATGATGCGCTTCATCAATAATAATAATATGATTACTATATCGTTTAATAAGCTCGTCGTCACTTAATTTTGAAATTATATTTTTACTAAATGTTTCAATAGTTTCAAATTGATAATAAGTAGATAATTTTTTATTTATTCTTATATTTTTTTGGCGTTCTGTTAGCTTTATCTCGGTAATTTCATCAATATCTTCTATTTTATATGTTCCAGGTGTACATGTTTCAGTTAATTCTTTTTTATAATTTTTAATAAGATTTGGATTGTTCATAAGAATTAATGCTCCTTTAAAATAAGAAGATTCAGATCTTACTTTTTCAATAACAGCAACAGATAAACATGTTTTACCAGTACCAGGTTCATGCATTACAAGAATACCATTATAAGGTGTATAAGAACTAAGAAAACGAGACATAATAATTTGGTGATTCATATATACACCTGATTCTTCAGGTCTTTTTTCAGTATCTTCTAAACGATAATCATGAAATTCTTTTTTATAATAAATAGAATTGGTTTCAACTAAATCTTTACCTAAAATTTCTTCTATTTCTTTATCATAATTAGTATAGTTTGGTAAAAAATTAAAGACCTCCATATTTCATTTATATGAAATGAAATATTTAATTTAGTATTTACCGCTTTTATAAAAATGAATCAAGATAAAAAATTATACTAAAAGGCTATGATTAATTTATAGTAGTAAATAGTTTTAATATAAATTGTAATCTACTTGGAATATGATCTAAATCAAATTTAAGACGATTTTTTAAGACTTTTCCATTATAAGGAAGTTCATTATTAGTTATGAACTGATCATGTTCTTCTATATAATACGCTTTAATTAGTGCATACACAATTTCTTGTTTTTCATCAGTAAGTGTTTTTAAATTTTCAAATAAAGAATCTTTTTCTATATCTGTTAACTCAATAAATTCATTCTTTTTTAAAGTTTCATATAAAGGAAAATTAGGAAAATTCATATCTTTTGCTTTTGTTTTAAAAAATAGATAAAACAAAAAATCAATTTTACAAAGCTAGAAATTATGTATAAGCTTCTGCAAATTCTAAATAAAATTCATCAGAATCTCCCCATAATGGTTGACCTGATGCATAAGCTGGTATGTCTTTTTTAACTCCTCCATGTGTAGTTTGAACTTTATGTTTAGCAGCTTCTTTATTTGTAAACTTTTCTTTTGATTGAATTTTACTACTTACTTCAACAATAAAACGTTTTATTTCATTTTCATCATGAGGCCCATCATAACGAATAAATGGTTTACCTGCGACAAATAAAATAATAAGAGGAACATATTTAATCTCTGAAATAGTAGCTTTACTCATTGCAATAACTCTTTTTTCAGAACTTACATTAATCATCCCAAACTGACAGCCACCAAGTTGACCTGGTAAACGTTTAAATATTGGAATAAGATCTCTACAATATTGACAATTAGTAGAATACATTAAAATTAAACTAAGACCTCTTATATTATGACATAAAATGTCACCTTTTACTCCTTTTTGAATAGAAAAATCTTCTGTTTGCAAAAATAACAAACCACTCATTCCTACTTTATTTATAGATTGATATATTATTTAAATTACCTTAATAAGATTATTAACAAAAATTAGTTTTATGTAATTTATAATTAAAAATATAAATTATACAAAATTGAAATACTAATTTAAAGACTAGTTGTTATATAAAAAGTAGAATTTAAAATTAAATCTTAAATATGGTTGTTCATCGAATGTCAAATCCTAAATCATTTATACAAGACTGTAAACGTCTTGGTATTACTTATGAATTATTAATCGAGGCTCATGAATCTATTGGAAAACAATCTACTGCTCGATTGTTTAATGGTAAGTCAAAAAGAGGTGGAGGTGGATTTTGTTCTGCCGCAAGTATTGAAAACTGGTTGGAAACATTTAAGTATGTTTTAGAACATCCTGATGAAGAAGATCATGATCAATATCAAGCACGTGAAGTTCTTCCTAATGAAGAATGGTACAAGTTTGTTGAAATAGTAAAAACTCCAATTGAAGAAAATATAATTGATTCTTGGAAAAAATTACCTAAAAAGAAATTAGGAGAAGAAGCAAAAAAATATGGATATACAATTGGTATAGCAAATGCAAAAGCAATCATGACTATACATGAACGATTGTTAGAAATGATACAACGTCGAAAACAAAATATTTGGAATAAAGAAGTTATTGGATTTATTGAAGATACTGAATTAAATTATCAATTAATGAATATTTTTAAACTTCGTGAAATTGCAAAAGAACATGGTATTTCAACCAATCTAAACAAAGAAGACATGATTAATGAAATTAAAGCTTTTCAAGAAAATGATACCATTGCTATTGAATACATAGAAATGAGCACAAGTCGTTTGAAATTATTAGCAAAAGATCGAGGATTATTAGAATATAATAATTTGAAAAAAGATGAACTTGTTGAATCACTTAAATGCTTAGATAGTGAAGAACAAACTGAGCGAGATAAAAAAGATTGTATTACATTAGGTGGAATTGAAATCATATCACGACCAGAAGATGGTTATATTAATGCTACACAACTTTGCAAAGCAGGTGGAAAAGAATATTCAAATTGGTTTAAAAATAGTAAAACAGAAGAGTTTTTACTTGAATTAGAGACGTCCCTTCGAATTCGAAGGGACCTATTAGTTCAAGTAATAATAGAAGGAATTAACAAAGAACGTGGCACATGGGTACATCCTCGTGTTGCGATCCATATTGCACAATGGGTTTCTCCTAAATTTGCTGTACTTGTTACAGGATGGATTCAAACACTTTTATCTACTGGTAGTGTTTCAATTGAACGTCCTGTAAAAGCTTTTTCTACACTTACAGAAATGGATGTGGAAGCAGAAGAATTAGAACAACACGTAAAAGTCCAAGAATATACAACACACTCTGTTATTTACGTCTCTTATATCGGTAAAGGACTCTTAAAAGTAGGATTTTCTGATGGTCGTTTGTTACAACGTAATAAGAAGCATACCTCAACAGAGTCTATGTACTCACAATGGAGGTTTGTACAATTAACTAAAGTTTCTGGTAAACCAATTGAAAAAATGTTACATGATTTTTTAGTACCTTATCAAACTGAATTTAATAAACAAAAAGAGATCTACAAACCAATTAAATCTATATCAGTATTTTTAGATATGATTACAACATTTTTAGAAGATAATGACTTGCCTATGAAAATCCATAAACTTGAAAAAAAATTACATGAATTAGAAATAGAAAATATGAGATTGAAATTACAATTAAAATAATTATAGTCTTAGTTTTTAAAATTTTGATATTATTTTAACCAAAAAACTGGTTAAAATAATTAATTTTTTATTGAAATAATATTGTTTGTTGATTTAAAATTTTGTTAATAAGAAGTGATTTTAATCTAGGTGAGTGAATTAATTTCATATTTTTTGCAATTTCTTTTAATTTAAAAATAGTATATTTCTCAAGTGTGTCTTTTGTAAAGTTTGGATTAATATCATAGGGAGTAATTTCTTTTGTTCGTAATTCTTTACGTTTTTGTTTATCTTTTTCAGCAATTTTATCTTTATTTGCTTGATAATGTTCACGTTTTTGTTCATTAATTTCATCACGTTTTAAAATACGTCTCTCATTAACTTGCTGTAATCTTTTATCTCTATTTTTAATGTATTTTAAACGGTCTCTTTATTGTTCAGTTATACATAAGTTTGTATTTTTGTTTAAAGGAGGCTTTAATTTATTCATCCAGTAATTTTCACGAATAATTAAGTGTTCTATTGGTATATGATCTTCAATACAGTTAATATCAAAATTATCTTTACCATGTTCTCTCATAAATTTATAAAGAGGTGTTTCACCATTGTTTGAAGCAGATTTATGATCACCAAGTCGTTTAATTACATTTTTTGTGGTTGAACCTATATAAATTTTTGTGTTATCATTTTTATAAAAAATTTGATAAATTCTACCATATTCTTTATATAGAATAATGTTTGGAGATTTCATATTAAGAGAAGGAGTTAATCTTTTATAATATTCTGTTTCTTTTATACATAATTCATATTTTGTTTTTATATCACATTCTTCTAGTAATTCAATTGAAAAATTTTCAATGTAATTTTTTCTCATACATTCATAAAGTTTTTCTTTTTTACCAATTTTAGCATTACTTTTATGTGTTTTAAAACGATTTCTTATTTCTTGAATAGTAGATCCGATGTATATATCAGATGTTTTAGTATTACTAATTTTGTAAATATATCCTTTCATAACTTTATTATTCTATAATGTTTATTTTTATTTATCAATTTTATTTCTTTTTAAACAGTTTGTATGTGTAAAAAGTATTTTTTGTATTTTTTTGTATTTTTTCCAAGGTTTTTTTTCTCTCAGAGGACTGGGAAACCGAGAGCACCACCGGAAATACGGATAATGTTATTGTTGACGCAAGTCGTGATAAAATCGTATTTGGTTGATGTAGCTTGGATAGAACTGCTAGAGGTAAATAATCCGTTGGAGTTCATGTACCAAGAGTTGTTTTGGGCAGCGGATGAGAAGGGGACAATTGAAACGTTGGTTAATTTACCGTAGTTGGTACTTCCCATTGGATCAATGTTGCAGTAATCTAATGAGTATGAGTAAGAGTGGTAACCAGTTTCGAGAGGAATGACGGGTGAGTGGAACCAAGGATTGATTAATGAGAAGTAATCAGAGCCCATGTTTTGGAGACGTTGAGTGTTTTCATAGATGAGGGAGGTGTTATCAACTGGGTCAGAACCGGCAGTGAAATCAACGCAACCAAAGAGAGCATTACCAGGAGCAACACCGATGTTACCAGATTGGTGAGGGCCCAAAGGAAATTGAGGATCAGTCGTGTAGTTTGACCAAGCTGAATAGTTAGCTTTGTTACGAGCAGACCAGAATAATACTTTAACAGCGTGTGAAAAACGAATGTCAAATTGAGGGGTGATTTGAGTTCCTCCAACAATACCCATGACAGAGTTAGAGTTGTTTTGAGCGGCTGTACTGGTGTTAAATGATTGGAGAGGAGCAGTTTGTACTTGTTCAATCAAAATATCACGAGGAGCGCAAGCCATCTTTTTACGTTCTTCGTTAGATACGATAGCGTAGTTAGCCCATACTTGGCAAGAGTTACTGATATCGGGTTGTTGAGTAGTAGGAGAAATATCGGATGCTTGTGCAGGTACTGAGACCCAAGCACCGTTGTTTGGTAAAGTATAAGCAGCAGTGCCAGTTGGTTTTTCACCTAAAGAATTCCAGAAAGCTACAGGGAACAAGCATCCATTGGTATTATTAGTTGGGACAGCTTGGGGCATGTAAACATCTTTAATGAGTAAATCAGTCCAGTTACGGAATGAAAAGTTGATACGCATTTCATTGTAAGGTAAAGCAGCAGTTGGTAAAGCAATGCCAGAATCACGAGAGAAGAAGAATGGTAAAGGCAAGTTGAGAACTTGAGAAGGTAATACTTGAGGTGATCCGGCAACAGTTGTAGATGTTTGAGGACCTCCTAAACCGACCAAGAGTAAAGGATTGGCGGCAACAGGGTTAATTAATTGATTAACGTTACCAATCATGACATTGTAACCGTTACGTTTACCGGCAGGTACAGTGAAAGCTGACCAGAAATCGAGATGAAAGTTATCAAAACGAGCAGCAACCAAATCATTAAATGTAATACTGCATTCTTGGATCAAGTTGTGCATCAAGTTACGAGTCCAACGTAATACTGAAATAACATTAGTTGATCCCAAAGTAGAACTATTGAGGCCAGTGTTACTGTTAGTAGCGGCAGCTGTAACTTGAGGTAAAACAACACGTAACCAGGTGTGCAACAAATAATCACCAGCACGAGAGATCGAGACTGACCATTGTTGTCCAAAACCGGCTGAGCCTGAAGAACGACTCAATACAACGGGTACTTGGGTAAACCATGTGGATTTGCGAACTTCACGGACGAAGTAGGCAATTGATTCAGATCCACCGTAAGTGTATTTTTCTTGTTCGTCATAAGTGGCGAGATCGATGAAGCCGGATGTCAAGTTGGAGGTAGCGATAGACATTGTGTTTTTATTATAGAGGAGAAAATTTTTTTAAATTATAATTTACTTTTTTAATATGTAGACTTAAAGAAAATCATTTTGATTTTAGAAATAAAAGACAAGAATTTTTATCTAGTATTAACAGTGACCTAAATTATATTATAATATACTAACAAACTTTACCAATAATAGTCAAGTCGGGAATCCCGGCATTGACTATACAATATGATTATGTCTACTTACAAGTCTACTTGTGTAAACCATGTTTTTTATAAATTTCTAATTTGTTATTTAAAAAGTAAAATATATAATAAAAACAAGCTAATACTTAAAAAGTTATAAACATGACTTCAACGATGTTTAAAAAAATTGGTGATATTTTTCAGTGTGAATTAAAACTTGAAAATGAGGAAAAATTTATTATTCCAATGCGTGAAGATGGCTATATTCATGCAACAATTTTATGTAAAGCTTCTGGTAAAAAATTTAATAATTATCAATGTTTACAAAATACTAAAGATATTATTAAGACAATTATTTTGAAGTCCGGAATTCCGGACTTCAAAATAATTGAAGTATATAAAGGTGGGAAAAGTAAAAATTATCATGGAACATGGGTTCACCCTGATTTAGGTATACATCTTGCTCAATGGTGTAGTCCATCATTTAGTCTACAAGTATCAAAATGGGTTAGAGAACTTATTATTACAGGTAAAGTTGAACAAGGAAATGAAAAATCAGTAGATGAAATCAAAGAAGAATATGAGAAAAAAATTAATGAAATGAATGAAGCACATGAAAAAGAAATTCAAGAAAAAAATAAATTAATCATGACACAAGGAGAATATAATCTTTTATTATCACGTAAGTATGATAAGGTATTTTTTAATCATCAAACTTTTCTTCGTAAAAAAGAGCTTTATAGACTTAAGAAAGGTGGTTGTGTATATCTTATTATTATGAATGATGAAAAACTTGATAAAGAAACAAAAGTAGGTATGAGCCGTGATATCACAGATCGTATAAGTGGATATCGCACAGCTAATCCATTTTGTAAAGTATTATTTGTTTTATATACGGATGATTGTGTATTATTAGAAACAGTTATTAAACGAAAATTTGAAGCTAAACTCTATCCAAATAATAGAGAATTTATTTCTGAAACAACTACAAGTGAATTAATTGAATCTATTAAAAGCATTGCTGATGTTATGAATTTAGCTTATACAATAGAAGATGAAAAAGAACTAGAAAAATTCAACAGTCACAATGTAAAAATTATAGGCACTCCTGTAAATATTAACGAAGATGAAGAAGATGAAGAAGATAATGAAGATAAAGACAACAAGAGAGCACCTGAAATTATTTTAACAAAACGATGTGGTGGTATTACACATACAACAGAAGAAAGTCGTAATGTACTTTTTACTAAATTTTTCAAAAATAGTGATAATAAAGATGGTGTAAATCGTATTTGTAAAGATTGTTACTTGGTAGGTGTGTATGGTAAAACAACAAGACCTAAAAAAATTGTAACAATTCCAGACTTTGATGAGAGTACTCATAAGTGGTGTAATCGCTGTGAGAATGTAAGAGAACGTACAGAGTTTTTTAAAGCAAAAGAAACAAAAGATGGATTATGTGCAAATTGTAAAGTTTGTAAAAATGAACAAAAGAAAATAAATCGTGAAAAACTAAAATAATGTTTATTATAAAATGGCTTGGTGTATTGCAGTTGGTTTACCATTTATTTTATTTTTAGTCATTTCAATAATATGTTTTAATAAAGCATTTACAAAAGATGAAAAAGATAAAATACATGTTAATGGTTACTTGTTAGCATATGGTATTATGGCAGGTATTTTTAGTTTAGGTATTTTAGGTTTACTTATCAATATTATTAAAAAAGGTGAAAAATGTTTTTAATTATAAGGCATTTGAACTCTTAAAAATAACATTATTTATAATAAAAAATATTATAAATACTTTAGGCTAAAGTTTTTTGTAAAAAGGTGCAAACATACACTTAAAAAGATAAATAATAGTAAGTTATATGGAAATTGATATTTTGAATATTGATAAAACCATACGTGAAAAATGGAAACTTAATGATGAGAAACTAAAGGAAATTGACAAACAAATTATTGAAATTCAAGATATTTTAAACGATGACATGTTATCTGTACATATTGTAAAAGATTTAAAAGATAATATATATGAATTGGAAAAAACAAAGAAAGAATGGAATGATATACAAACAAATATGAATTTGCATTTTTATATTATGGAAGTTACACCTATTCTAGAGGAATATAAAAAAATATTAACATTACCTAAAAAAATGTCATTCATGTCAAAAAAAGATAATGATCAACAACAAGTGCGTATTATTGTAAAAAGTTATCTAGATATTTTAAAACAATATAATATTGATTATGGAGATCTTGATGATATTGTATCTAAAAATAACAAATCACCTGTTAAGAGAAAAGAATGTAAATATTGTAAGTCTACACAAGGATTTATTTTCAATGAATATAATAATGTTGAAATATGTGAAAATTGTGGAAAACAAGAAGAAAAATCATTTAAAACTTCTTCTTATAAAGATATTTCAAGAGTTAATATTTCTAATAAATATACATATGAACGTCGTATTCATTTTAAAGATTGTATAAATCAATATCAAGGAAAACAAAATTCTACTGTAGATGAAAAGGTTTATAAAGATATTGAAAAACAATTAGAATTACATGGTCTTATTAGCACAGATAAACAAGAAATGAAAATAACAAGATTTGCAAAAGTGAATAAAGAACATATTTTATTATTTTTAAAAGAAACTGGACATTCAAAGCATTATGAAGATATTGTATTAATTTATCATAATTTAACCAATAAAAAGGTTGATGATATATCACATATTGAAGATAAATTAATGGAAGATTTTGATAAGATATCTAATGTCTATGATCAAAAATTTAAATTTACAGGAAAAATTGATCGTAAAAGCTTTATTAATACACAATATGTATTGTTTCAATTATTAAGACGTCATAAATATCCTTGTAAAAGGGAAGATTTTAACATGTTAAAAACATTAGATAGAAAAAGTTTTCATGATGAAATTGTGAAGGAAATCTTTGAACATGTTAATTTTAATTTTACACCTATATTTTAGTCATATAAAGATTAAAAAAATAAGATAGATATTATCTTATTTTCATTACTTAAAGATTATAGTAAATTAAAAATGACACTCTTTCAAGATAAAAAATTAATTATGCACATCTCACTTGAGATAGTTGTATTAGGTTCTATGGGTTATTTTTTTTATAATCGTACAAATAAATTAAACCATAGAATAGAACAAATGTCACAACTTATAAGTGCCTTACAAAATGATACTAAAGATTTGAGAGAACAAATTCAAAATATACAAAAACAACAAACAACTAAAATTGCATCTTTACCAGTACTTTTACCTGTTGAAACAGATGAAGATTATAAATTATTTAAAATGTTTCGAGAACGCGAATTAAAAGAACAAAAAATACGTTCACAATCACAATCTATTCCTATACCTAAAACATTTGTAAAAAGTACAAGACCGGTAACAGTTTCACATGATGAATTTGTTACATTTTTTTCAAATCAAACACCTATTAGAAACAATGTATCAAGTATACCAAATATAGAAATAATTAATGATGATAATGATAATGATAATGATCATGATGTTCATCATGATAATATAGATGAAAATAATGAAGTTGAAAAAATAAATGAGAAAGAAAAAGATAATAAAAAAATTGAAGATGAAAATGATGAATTAGATAGAGAATTAGGTCCTGAATTAGAAGAATTAAACATATCTAAATAGATTATAAATTATAAAAACACAAGACTCTACCAACAACATGAAAAAATTTACAAATTACCAAGATTGGTATAATGAATATGAAAAAGAATTAAATGATATATTTTCATATGCAATGCATGTTTTAAAAACAAAAAGTATGGTATATAAAAATAACTATTCATTTAATGATTTTTGTCATATAATCTATATAAACAGTTCTAAATATTAATACAAAACGATGGATGATGACGACATAAATGATTTTGATAAATCTATTAAAAATGAAGAATTAGATGAATCATATATTAAAGAAAAGTTAGATGAACTTGCATATGAATGTGTAATTGAAACAATTTTATTTATAAGAGAATATGTATATGTAAATGGTATGCCAATTGCTGAAACTTTAACATATGATGATATATATAAGTATTTTTTTATAATTAACTAAAAATAAAATTCATAAAAGTCAGATTGGTACTGGCTCCACCCGTAAACAGTTGTTTTTAGTATTAAACTAGTTTAAAAATATTAAAGAATAACACTATTAAATAATAGTAGATAGCTGCTGATAAAATTAACCTTATTTATAATAAAAGTTATTATAAATGTTTATACAAAAAAATATAGTAGATAGCAAGTGTTAATTAAAATTTTTTACTACTTTTTTTAAATTTAGCTGAATGTTCACGTGCAGATGATTTATTTGATGGCATTAAGCAATTAACTAAAGCTTGTTGTAATTTTGAAAGTTTTGATATATCATCAACTTTAATATCTTCTAAATCAACTTCTTCTACATCAGAATCTGATTCAGAGTCTGAAGATACTGGAGAAGATACTGGGGATGCTACTTTTGGAGCTAATTTTTTAATACTATCATGACTTCCTACAAATGATTTTTTATTATATTTAGTTCTATCAATATCATCATAATAGTTTTCACTACTTATAGGTACACATAATTTATTTTCTAAATCACACTCTTCATCATCATTACAAGGCATATCTTTATCACATTTTTTACCATTAGCTAATGCTAATAAGTATTCAAGAGAAACATCATTTTTAAATTTTTTATCTTTTAATTGTTTCATATAATAGTCACGATCTTTAACTTCTTCTTTAATTTCTTCTTTTAATTTTTTACGAATAGCCTTTAGTAATTCACGTATGACTACGTTCTTATTATCTTTAGAAGGTTTTGGGACATCAGAAATATCAACATCGCGTGATTCAATATGTTTAATAACATCATCTAATTTTGATGTTTTTCCAGGTATTTTAGTAATACTTAATTTTTCATAGTCTTTAATAGTTTCAATATTTTTACCTGGATGGTATCTTTGTATAATACCTAATAAATATTCTTCAGATTTGCCTTTAATAAAATTAGGACTAATTAAAGATTTTTCTGGTGATTTTTTAGGTGATTTTTTAGGAGATTTTTTAGGAGATTTAGCAGGTGATTTTTTAGGTGATTTAGCAGGTGATTTAGAAGGTGATTTAGCAGGAGATTTAGGTGTATCCCATTGAACTTCTTCTGTTTTTTCATTTTGATAATAAGGTTCACCATCATCAGCTACGTATTTTGTCCAACCTGATGGCAATTTAGGAGATACAGTTTTTTTTGTTTTAGATTTTTTAGAAGCTTTTTCTTCAGCTTTTTCTGCTTTAGGTTTTTCTTCTTTAACTTTTTTAACTTTTTCTTCTTTAGGTTTGTCTTCTTTAACTTTTTTAACTTTTTTAACTTTTTCTTCTTTATCTTTTTCTTCTTTAGGTTTTTTAGAAGATGATTTTTGTTCTTTAATTTTTTTCATTTCAATTTCTAAATCTTCTGTTGAAGGAGATTCATATACATCATCTGATGCATTGGAAAAAGCATTAGATATAGCAAGTACAAGCATTTTTTTTAACTCTTTTTTTTCATTAGGTTTATTTGTTGGTAGTTTAAAACGAGACCAAATATCATCATAAATACGGTTTCCTTCAGAAGGATTAACTTCATCTTGTAATAATTTAATTATAGCTCTCATTTCTATCATACCTTCTTTTTTAGAAGTATCTATTGCCATCAATCTATCAACATCCATATTTTGATAGTTGCTTGCCATTTATTTATAAATATATTTTTTATAAATAATAATTCATAATATTAACATATATTATTATACAATTATAATTAAATATTAAGGTCAGGGCCTCTCATGCGGCGTTTAGGTACATTTTGTACAGGTTCTTCATTCATACCTGGCATACTAAATAAATTAGATCCAATTTTTTTCATTACCATTTTTGTGATAATAAAAATTGCTGCATTAATAAGTATTGTAAACAATAAACGTATTTCAACTGGCCATTTACTTCCTTCAGGTACATAATTCTTTTCTCCTAATTCAATTAATAAATGTTCATATTTATTCATATTAGTCATTTGTTGACGTGTAAAATCTTGCATATCAAATTTTAACCAATACCCTAAAACAAATTCAGTAATATAAAATCCAGTAATTAAATAACTTTTATATGTTTCAATATTATTATCAACATTAACCTGTCGTATAGTACTATCATATGTACGTTGCATAGTTTGATAATCACTATGAATAGTAAATTCAGGAATATTAGAATTTTTATATGATTTTTTAAGTAATTCAAATTTGAACAATAATTCACGTTTTAAATCTTCGTCATCAAATGAATTAGGTATTTCTCCTATTATCTTTTTAGGTAAAAATGTTCCACCTGAAATTTCAGATAATCGTGGTGCAGTATAAACTTTTTCATCTTCACCACCAGATGTACGCCTTTCATCTTTTGAATTTGAATCACGCATTAACTCTCTCAAACGTGATGATAAACCATCATCTTCATTAGGTTCATTTTCACGTGTTTCTTCTTTACCATGTTCAGACTCTTCATTATCTCTATCACGATGTTTTTGTCTAGACTCATCTTCACGTTCTCTTGATTCGTCATGATCACGATCACGATCTTTATGTCTATCACGTTCTCTTGAATCATCACGGTCACGGTCACGATCTCTATGTCTATCACGTTCTCTTGACTCATCATGATGACGATCGCGATCTTTATGTCTATCATGATCACGTTCTTTTGATTCATCATGGTCACGCTCTCTTGATTCATCATTATCTTTATTTTTATCAGGTGATATCTCTCGTTCTCTGTTTTCAGTACGTTCTTTAGCAACGTATTCTTGATTTACTAATTCAGGTTTTATTTTAGTTTTGTTTTCTACTAATTCTAAATACATATTTGGCATTTTAGGAAAACGTTTAGGTCTATACGGCGGTCTGTCCGTAGACAGTTTGGTTACCGTAATCACCGGTTTCCTTAACATGTTTACTTTAATAGAAAGAGCTTTAAATTAGATTAATTATGTTATTAAGTATGTTTTAGTTGTATTATATCCAGCTGAAAATAACTCTAATTTATCAGAATGACTTATATTAAATTCATATATTTTAGGTACTAATTCAAGGTGAATAATTTGATATTTTTCATTATTTTTTTCTAATTGTATTTTTAATAATTCATTAATTGGTATTGTAATAATAGTATAAAATTTATCAATAATTTTTTGATAATAATCATCTGTATCTTTTTGTTTAAGATTAAAAATAATAGGAATAGCATCAGGATACGTCTCGATAATTATTGAAAATGGACAATTATCAACAAAACCTCCATCTACAAAACATTCATCATTATAAATACAATCATTAAAAATAAAAGGTAAACTGCATGATAAACGTATAGCATCTATACATAACATTTCTGGGTAATTTTTATAAGAAATGTATTCTTTTTGACGTTTTGTAATGTTATATGTACATGTGTAAAATATTTTTCCCATTTTTTCATATAATTCTAGTAAAGTTGGAACATAACCTATTTTATCTATTGACATCTTTTCTAAGTGTTTTGAAAATGTTGCAAAATCATACAAACCATCTCCTTTTAGAACAGAATCAATACTTTTAAGATCATATGTATCAAATACTTTATTAGTAATAGAATATACAGTCATTTCAATAGGAGTATATCCGATAGCTAAAAAATAACAAATAACAGAACCAATACTTGTACCTGAATAATAAATAACATTATTATCAAATTTTTTATTATCTACCATATACTGAAGTCCTCCTAGTAATCCAAATCCTTTCAATCCACCTCCAGATAATATAATTGCATTATAGAGTTTTGAAGCAGTTTCTAATTCTATTTCTATTTCTAAACTTGTCTCTATTATTGACATTTTTATAAAGATTATAGTGTTTAAGATTTAATTTAATATATTTATAATAATTTCTTATTATAAATTCTATCTTAATTATTTTATTTATCTATTATGTTTTTAATCAACTTTTTTGGGAAAGACTCTGTTTATTTTTCAATAATACGTTTTAGTAAAATAATGCATACAATAATGAGCAATACAATACATACGATGTATAAAGAATTATCACTATTATAAAATTTAGAACAAATAGGGCAATCACGAATATGAGTAGCAATACGCATACAAGATAATTCATCTTCATCATAAAAAGAGGGTTGTTTACGTTTATAAGGAAATTGTGGCTGTGGCTGTGGATCATTTTGAAAAAATTGAGCATATTGATAGTTGTCGTCAATAAAATCTTCTCTAAGTGGGTGATGTTGATGATGATGTTGTTGTTGATGATGCTGAAAATGTTGTTGAGGTACTATAGAACCTCCATTCATGGCAACAGAAATATTTTTATCATGTGAACGAATATGTCTATTATGAATTTGATTAGAAAAAGAGTCTCGTTCTTGATTACCTTTTGATATAAAATCATCACCAGTATTTACTGAATCTGCATCAAACAAATCATCAATAAATGTAACATTTTTGTTAGGTGGCATTTCTATTTATTATAATGAATGTTTATTTTTTGTTTCTATTTTTTACCATCATTTATCATTTCAGTATAAATTTTTTGTAATAAACTATCTCCATCAGATTTAATTAATTCATATAAAATAGAACGAAATGTTTTTGTTTCTAATGATAACTCTGAATCTATTTTTTCATTTTTTATACAAGGCGGTGTAATATGTTCTAATTGTATTTTTACACCTTTATCAATACAATTTTTATATTCTGTTGTTTGCTTAAATAATTTAAATTCTTCTGCTGTAGCAGAAACTTTAAGTTTTAAAGTATTTGATAGTGCAATAGATTGTGTCTTTTTTTGTAAATCAAATATGGTAGTTTTTATAATTATTTTTTTAGGTACATTTAATTGAATATCAGATATTGAAAATGGACTTGTATTCGTATCAATGATACAAACAACACGTTTATCTGTATCTCCAAAAGCATGTTGTAAAGGAGCTCCAGGATAATAAATATTTTTTTGTACACGTTGATTATCATGTATATGTCCACTTATTACTTGTGGATAATTTTCTTTCCAATCATCTCCATCAACTGATACAATTGCCCCCATTTTACAACCTTTAAACTCTTGGTGTGCAAAAATAAGATTAACATTCATCCAATTTTTTTCAATTGTTTCAAGAGCTTCAATAAAACGACCAGGATACACATAAGGACACGATAAGTATGAAAAAGAACCAATAGTTTGTACGAGTGGTTTATCAATTACTTTTACATTTTTATAAGGTTGTAATGTAGTTAACCAATGTTGAGATGTTAAAAATTGTTGATTATTAATCATATCATGATTACCTACAAGAATATCTACAGGTGCATATGTTGCTAATATAGTAACAAACTCAAGAGCTTTATTTAATGCTTGTGTAAAAATACGTTCATGATAATGCATTAAATCACCCCCAATAATAATTTTTTCAATTTGTTGTTCAGTACATATAATTTTAAGATGAGTTATAAGCATATTTACTTCTTCATGATTATCAGTTTTAATATGTGGATCCCCAATGAATAAAATCTTCATGTTTATTCATTGTTTATTTTATAATATTTTTTTCAATTTTACAACTCTTTTATTGTTTTTTATCTTCTTCTTTATTTTTTGTAATCAAATGGTATGTATAAATACTTCCTGCTCCAAGTGCACATAATGCAATAAAATAATAAATATAATTTTCAATTGGTTTAGGATCATCTGTAACTGCTTCTGTTAATTTTTGAACTAAATTATGACCAAAAGAATGAAATCCCCAATTTAAAGCTCCAATAACGCATATATAAAATAAAACAATAAATAAAATAGTCATTTTGTTCATTGTTTTTTATTATTAGAACAATAAAAATTTAATATTAATTTTTAAAAAAGATAGAATAAATGAGTTTTGTGGAACAATTTTTATTTATACAACAAAACATTCGTTTATATCACTGGACTACTCCAATTTATAATCAACATATTGTTTCAGGGGAACTATATGAAAAATTAGATAAATTAATTGATAAATTTGTTGAAACTTATATGGGTAAATATAACAAAATTAAATTTGAAAAAATTTCAATCAATTCAGAACCATTAACTGAAAAAATAATAGAATCTTTATTAAAAAAGTTTAAACAGTTTTTATTAGGAGACTTAGAGTTTATGTTATCATCTGGTAAGATGCAAAATAATGATTTAAAAAATATTAGAGATGATATACTTGGAGAAGTAAATCGTTTTATTTTTTTACTAAGATTAAAATAAATATAAACATGTACCAAAAAACAGCACACAAACTGTCTTTTACTAGCCTTAAAATTAGCCTTATTTATAATAAAAATATATTATAAATACCACTCTAAAAATATTAACAATTATTGTATTAAAATGTAGCCAGTCTTCTATTTATGATAAAATTAGTTTAAACTAAACAAAAAGTAATTAAGTAATAGCTATAATAGATTGAAAATATTTTTTATCTTTTTTATCTATTGGTTCATATTCATAAAGATAACGTAATTTTGGATTTTCTTCAATATTTTCTTCTATAAACTTGATAATATTTTGTTTATCTGTTATTTTTTTGTCAAATATCATATTTTCGATTTGATTATCGGTTAAGGTTGATATAATAAAAATATTTTTTTTAATACGTAAAAAATAAGTAGAAAATTCTTGTAATTCATTATAAATGATTGGCGTTGGTTTATTTAAAAAATAAAGATTAGATGAGTATAATATAATATTATCAAATGATTTGTAATCATCTAGTTCTTGATAAAAATGTAAAAATTCTTTGTGAGAATAATAAGTATTAACTTCTTCAAATGAATTAATTAAACGAAGGCGTAATAAACATATTAAACGTTTTAATGTCTCCATATTTGTAACAATAATTTTATTAAAAGTTGACAAATAACCATATGATTTCATATCTGTATTAATTAAAGGAGAAGGTAAAATATCATATACTGTTTCTTTTTTTAGTATAACAGATTCATCTATAAATGATTTAATTGTGTTAATATTATCTATTTCTTTATTATTTTTATAAGCATATACAGAATAACTATAAATAAAAAATTCTCCTAATATAATTGCAATTTTTCTATTTTTTGAATATATATTAATAATATCTTTATCCTTATTATCCTTATCTTTAATAAGAATAGTAAAAATACCTATTTGTAATGATAATTTATGAGAGGGTATATTTATTTCTAATAATTGATTAACAGATTCTCTGTCATTTTCAAATGATATATTTTGTTCTTCTTCAATAGGTAACGCAAGAGGTGGTATAGGATTACATAATAAATAAACTTTATGACCATTAGCAAGACTTGAAATAAGACATCTAGTTTTTTTATCAGAATCTAAAACTTGAGATGTAAATGGTTTTATAAAAACTGGATAAGTAGAATATGTTATTAAAGGTTTCTGTGTTTGAGATATAAAATAAAATTGCGTAAAAAAAGGTTTATCTAAAAGAGGTTTAGTAAACATTTGTATATCTTCTTTTTCATTTTTTCTCATAATAATAAGTTCACACCTAAGTTCATTTGTTTTTTTATTTTTATTTTCTAACACAAGTACAGTATTTGTAAACATTGATTTATATTGTAAATATGATCCTGAATGATAAGGTATCATATAAGTACTTTCTTTAGATTTTCCATAATTACAAAAAACATGTATATTACATTTAAATGTATATTCAAGTAATTTAATCCATCGTTGGGGTTCAAAATAAATTAATTTATTTTTAAGTAATTGTTTCATTTGAGTTAATGATAAATCTGGATTTTCTTGACAAGCAATTGGTATAGTATTCATATCAATAGAAGTTTTTTGTTTTGTAGCAAATCTAATACAATCAAGAAAACTATGTTTATCTTTAGAAATACCTTGTCTATAAAAAGTAATATTATCAGTGTTATCAGAACCATATATACTTAATAAAAATTTTGACAAATTATCTGGTAAATATCCTATATTTTTTGCAAGGACTCCTTCTTTATATATTTCTGGTTCTAACAGTCTATCATATGTTTTAATAATAATTTGTTGTGCATTAATACTTTTTTCTTTATCACCGTAATATACATCTAGATTATTATTATTATTTTCTTGTTTTCTAAAACAACAAGGTAAATATTCATATTTATCCATATTTTTTAATTCATTTTCAAATAACCCAATATATGGGTATGTTTCATTACCATAACAAGTTAAATTATATTTATTTTCATCATCTTCATTTTTAGGAAAATTAATATAATACTTACTATCTGGTTGTGTATCAACAATATATTCTTCTAAATCTTTTGTTTCAATCCATTTTTTATCTAGTTGATATGGTAACAATTTAGGAAGACGTTTTTTTTCACAAGAACGATTGTAACCAGATGCATGAAATGTCGTTTTTTTAATATGTATTTCTTTATTTTTTAAAATTAAATCTTTTAGATCTTCATCTTTTTCATCTTTTTCAAAATCAAGTTTAGGTAAAAATGTTTTGTATTTTTTTATTAATTCTTTTTCATTTTCTAATAATCTTTCTTGTATAGGTTTATATTTAGAAAGAATACTATATTTAGAATCTGTTATAGTAGGTGACTCATGATAAAGTGTTAAAAATTTAGATAAGAGAGTTATAAAATAGTTTATCATTTCTTCATCTTTGAACTTAGTAAGACGTATTCTAGTATAGTAAGATCCTTCTAGAAATAATTTATTTTTATCTTTACTATCAGGAAAAAGTTTTAAAATATCTTTAAGATCAGGATCATGTGGTATTACTTTTTTACAAATTATATTACATGATGTATCTATCAATTTATTATATTTTTTACTATAAGCACCTTTAAATTTTATTAATAATCCAGTCTTTTGAGTACTTGCTTTAATACTCTCATCAACATCAATAAATCTAGACATAATAGGGTTATTCATAATCATATCACTGAAAATATATTTATTAAACTTTTGATTAGGATAAAATATAATACCATCTATATCATATTCGTTAGAAACCTTATTAAAAGTTATAGGTATAGTAAAAATTTTAGTAATAAATGTAGTAATATCAAAAGATAAATCAATATAAATATTTGCTTCAACTTGTAATATAGATTTATCTGTGATAGATAAAAATGTATCAATATAGTTTTTACCAATATTAATTTTTAAAAGTATCTTCTGGTCATTTAATTCATCATTTTTAAATTGTTCATTCCAATCATCGAGTAATGTATATTCTTTAAAATTTGGGCTTATTTTACAAACATTATTGTATAAACAAAATGGTATTTCATCATTACAACGAATTATACTAAAAATATATTGAAGAGATAACTTATCAATACTTGTAGCTATGTCAGCTTTGTATTTTTGTTTTTTAAATAAAGAATGAGATTGTTGTTTTACATCTTTTAATAAAGAATGAAAAACATCATTTAGTTTAACTTTATTAGAAAACTGTTCTTTTTTGGTTTCAAAATTTTTTTTGAATAAAGGCATATCAGATATAATAGTTGAAAGAGATATTTTTAATTCATAACTTTGTACAATTTGATATAAATTAGGATATCCTTGGAAACTTTCTGCGTATGATTCCTTATTGTATAAAAGCCATAAATTAAATATTAAATCTATTGGAATAGAATTTTCTTTAATAATATTATAATATTCTTTCATAAAAGTATCTAAGTGTCCCTTATAATTTTTAATAATATTTTCCATACTAATTGATTCATCATTTTTATTTTTTATCAATAATTCAGGTAGAGTATCATATAAAACAGCTGTACGATTAATTATATCTTCTTCAGTATCAGTAGAAAATGAAATATCCATAGTATATCTGTATTCTCTTTATATAAAATAACTTTTTTATATCAATTATTTACCACTTTTTCACAAAAAGTCGTAGCTGTGAACGTGTAGAGCCTACAATATGTAGTTTAAACACCCTCAAAATCAACCTTACAACCTCATTTATAATATATTTTTATTATAAATAGTATAGACTAAAAATTAATCATGAAAACCGCTTTCATCATGTTCTTCATTTTCACCAAAGTTTTCATAATGTTCTTCATCAAAATCTTCTGGAAGATCACCATATCCTTCATTTTCACCATCTTCATCTTTATCTTCGTCTTCATATTCATCTTCATCTTTATCTTCATTTTCATCTTCAACTATATATTGATCTACTCTCTCTTCCATTTTGTTTTCATATGTAATATTAATAATTTTTTCAAATGAAAATAGTTTAGAATTTGTAAATAATAAGAGTCTGCTAACAACATCATTAATATTAATATAGTTTATACTTTCACATATAATTTTTATACACTTTTCTATCATATATGCTAACATAGAAACTCTTTTAAAACTTTCAGCTATGTCTAATTTTATATTAAATTCCCATTCATTTGAAGTTTCATTCCATTTTGCTAAATATGGTAAAACTATCGTTTCATATAAACTAGAAGATGGTTTCATAGTATCTTCTTTTTCATTAAATGTGATTGTTTTATCTGATAAATATAGAAAACGAAATGCTAAATGTATAGCATCTTTATCAATAAAAAATGATTCTCTATAAACATGTTCTTGTTTATCAATTTTTACTATAAATGGTTGTTTGAATGCATTTAACGATTCAAAAATGGAAGAGAATGCATTTATAGCTAATGTTTTTATTAAACATTTATCAACACTTTGTGGTAATATTGTTAATTTTAATAATATATAAGATATTTTACCCTTATTATTTACAACATCTTTTCTTTCTACATTAAAGACTTCATTTAGATCAGATAAATGATAGTTATATGGAACTTTCATCACAACTACATTTGTAATATTATTAACAAGTAAACGTCTTGCAACTTCTTTAATATTAATATCATCAAGATATAATTCATATTTATCCATAGCTGTTTTAGTATATTCTTTACCTCTCCATGGGGCATCAATATAAATAAATGAAATATTTTCCTTTGGTAGGTCAGCTTTTATGAAATTAATATGATGAGGTGTAATTTGTTTACTTACATTAAATCTTTCAATATTTTGTTCTAATAACTCATATGTTTTATCATTAATTTCATATGAATGTATCATAGCTTTAGGAAATAACATTGAAAAATGTATAGAATCTACTCCAATGTGAGCAGTAGCATCAATAATTGTATTTACATTATCTCCAAACCATTCATGTAAAATACGTTCAACTTGATTAACGTCTCTTGGTAATAAAGAACTATAATAACTTTCTTCACCAGTTGTTATGAATTTGCTATAATCTATTGGAAAATTCATTACTTTAGATTGCTCAATAATATAATCAGGAAAACTAGATGGTATAATGTCACTACCTTTAAGTATAAGATTTTTAGAACTAAAAGATTCAAATAAATCATCTTTAGATAACTTTATATTTTTTAGTACTAGTTCAGATGTATAATCACGTTGAAAAGTTAATAACTTTTTAAAAGAATTTTTATTTGATTCAATTTTAATAGAAGCTGCATAATTGTAAAATATATATTCCCATAAATTAGCAAGAACTACAGAATCAATATTATTATCAAACATCTTTTTTAGGTCAGATGGTACATTATATTTGTTAAAATCAGGAATATTAATTTGTTGAATACAATCAAAGAAATTTTTAAATATAAAATGGTAACATTCATTAAGTGTAAATTCATTAGAAACTTTTCCTTTTACTTTTCTAAAAGACGGATCAGCTTTAATTAATTTTTGAAAAAGTATTATTATATCATATAAGTCTTTTGTTCTTTGAATAGCAAAAACACGTTTTTCTTCATTAGGTAATATTTCTATAATTGTTTTTTGTTGTTCTTGCTTTTTAATTACTTTAGTTTTTAATTCTGGTAAAGGATGATAACCAAAAACACTAACTAATATTTTTCTAATTTCTGTTAAATATTGTCCAATAAAATCTTTACCTACTTTACCTTCGCGATCTTTTGCATTACCTAATCTAAAATCTGTTTGACTATTAAAAATAATAGTATTGAAATCTTTATTTGTTGAAATAAGTAATTGCTGAATATAAGTTAGGTCTGGTAAAGGTTTCTTTTCTTTTGTTTTTGGATCATTATTATAATCAAATAAATTTTTTAATGTATTGATTGAATATAATTTATTTAAAAGAAGTCTAGCACGCTCAGTTACTTTTTTATAGATATATTCATATCTTTCTTTTTCATAAAGAATTTTTAACTGATCTGTATTTAAATAACTATAAGGATCAAGAGATAAACTATCAGGTTTATTTTTAAGCATATTATGAGCTTTGTTACATGACATATCAAGACTTTGAAATAAAGATGCATATACATAATGAATTATGCTTGGATAATAAAAAATAGCCTCTTTATCAATATTATTGCAATTAATTTTTATAAATTGAAAAAAATAAGGACTATGAATACTATTATTTTGAATAATACCATTTTTATTTTGTATACTTACTTTACTTTTTTTACTTTCTTTACTTTCTTTACTTTCATATTTTTTAGGAAAGATATTTTGTAAAATTGTATCTTCATATGTAATATCAGGTGTAACAAAATCAGTAAGTTTTTCTGAATGTAAATAACGATTATACATTTCATTATCTGGATTTACTATCTCTATATAATTAAAAGTAAACTCAGAAAATTTACCCATTTTATGCAATGCAACAAGACGATTTTGAAGAGGTTCAAGTTGATGTTTATCACCTAATTCTTGTAATAATTTTCTAAACATCTTCCATTGTTCAGGTGTAAGATTAGATTTGTTATCTAGTCCAAGATGTTGTTTTATTAAATTTTCAATATAATAAGCAGTAATTTGATCTTTATTATGCTGTTCACATATTTTATTAAATTCTGTATAGTGTTGAGAACGAAGTATAGATGCAATAGATGTAGGAAAATGAAGAAAAAAATTAATATCTTTATAATGAACCTTATTAAGACCCATTAAATCAGTAATATTAATGATTTCTACTGGATTTAATTCGATATATCTCATTTTTAAAATATCATCCACAGACTTGTTAACATATAAAGATAAATCATTTTGCCCACTTACAATATCATCTTTTAAAGCTTTGTAAACACTATAAATTTCATTTATATATTTTCTTTTTTCCTTATTTGTATTTTCAATAATTTGAAGTTGTAAATGTTTACGTATTTCCATTAAATATTTTCCAATGATATTACCACCTTTATATTCCAAACTACCATCTTTATTTTCAATTATTTCAACACCTAAGAAAGTATCAACTGGTTCACATACATAATAAATATTTTTTTCTGTAATAGAAAGTAAAGCTTGCTGAGATTCAATATTTTGATATTTAATATCCATAGCATGTTTTAAAGCTATGGTATATAATTCATTTTGTTCAATAGTAAATTCTTTTAAAGATTTTTCTTTTGCTACATCAGCAAGACTATTTTTAATTTCTTTAATTAAAGATTCTTTAGTAGTTTTAATTAAAGCAGTATAACATTCAGATACCAGATTATTTTTTAAAGGTAATAAATTTCCATATGGAATCTCATTAGGATTAGATAATAATAAAGCTGGCATTTATTATTATTACTATAATTTAAATTAAATTTACAATTCATTATAAATCTTTATCACCAAAATTAGGAAAGATATGAGGATCACCATTATATAATTCATCTTTGTTGTTAGCAATATATCCTAAAGGAGGATTAGCTTGAGGTGTACAATAACCTTTAATACTTGTGTCACTATCTTGTACATTTTGAATCATATCTGGATTACCTCCTACTGGTTTATTATAATTGCAACCAATTCGATCATATTGAAAAGTTGTTGGTTTACCGTAATATAAACCGGAACAACGTGGATTAAATTTGCTAACTTGAAATAAAAATGGTTCATTTATATGTTCATCGTTACTTTGATATTTTACATTATAGATAAAGATAGCAAATACACATAAAAGAAATGCTAAAGAAAATCCAGATAATACATCTGGTTGTTGTTTTCCAATAACATTGGCAAACAATTGTTGAATAGTTGGATTAGAGCATATAAAAATGATGATAAAGAATAAAAGATACATCATTTTCTATCTTTATCATATAGAAAATTTATATTATTTTTAATATTTCATATGAAACAACATACGATCAGGGCCGCGATTACGTAATTTAATAGGTGGAAATTGACGTAACCCATTTTCATTAAAATCACCTAATACAGTTGCGTTCCAAATAGAAAGTTTACTATTTGCTTCTTGCATTCCAATATCCGTTTCAATACTACTAATAAGAAGAGAAATTGTTTTATCAACAATATAACCATAATCATCTCGTTGTGTTTCATCAACTACTAAATATTTACCATAAATATCACCTGTATTAGGAATATGATTTTCGTATACACCATATAAAGCAATAACAACAACACGTTCAGAAGGTACAATAGGTTTTCCCATACTTTTTAATAAATATTCATGTACTTTTGTTCGAATAATATTGACAGTGCGTTTAGTAAAAACTTGGCGTGGTAAAGGAGCCCATTCAGTAATAGTTGACCATCCAATATACTGATTTGGATCTATTTGATCATTGTATTCTTTTGATAAATCAGTAACAGAACCTTTAAGAATATTAAAAAGTTCTTGTTGATCAATACAATTGGCGTATTCCATTTTATTAAATATCTTTATTTAATTTATAATTTAAAATGTGTTATTTCTTACAAAATGGATGTTCTGTTGTATAGCAAATATTCAAATGCGTCAAAAGCATTAATGACACAACTTGAAAACACACCTGAGTTAATTCAATCATTAACACTAACTTGTATAGATAACAAACAAATTCGTGAAAGAATATGTAATGATGAAAAAATAAAAATTAAAACTGTACCATGTTTAATTCGTTTAAATGATGAAACTGGAAATTTTGATATTTATGAAGGAGATAATTTATTTAATTTTTTTAAATCCATACAACAAAAAATAATAGATGATAAATTAGATCAAGAAAGACAACAGCAAGAAATTCAATATGCTAAAGAAATAGAAAAAGAAAGAATAAATTTAGAGTTAGAAAAGCTTCAGTTTGAAAAAGAGAAAGAAAGAGAAAGAGAGAGAGAGAAACAAGATAAAGAAAAACAAGAAAAAGAAAAAGAAAGTGAAAATGACAATGAAAGACATAAAGAAAAAAAGAAAAATCAGTATACACATGAAAATATTTTAAATGAAGCAAAACGACAAGAAAATATTCGTAATGAAAGTCAAAAACAAGAATCTCAAAAACAAGTAAGATTTGATTCTACTAAACCACAACCAAAAATTACAAAACAAAAAATTTCAACATCATTAAGTTCAAGTAAAATTGCGTTTACACCTATTGATGAATTAGATCTTGATGACAAAGATGATTCTAATTCTATTAATACATATACGCATGTAAGTAAAACAGAAAATACTGATTTTAATGATAGAGATATAGGTATCAAAAATGCTGAACAAAGTATATCAAAAGGAGGTGGCTCATTATTATCAAGAGCAATGAAATTACAAAAAGAAAGAGAATAAATTAGATACCTTAAAATTATTTATCATATTTTATATGATAAATTTGATAAATTTATATTCATTAAAACATTTTTTGACAACCATTTGGTACACCATATGTTTGATCACGATTTCTTGCTTTATAATCAAATAAATTTCCATAAGAAACACATGGACATCCACATTTATAAGATGATTCTCCAGATGACATATTTAAACTACGATAAGCCGAACAATATGGTTCTTTCATACTTTTAGAATTATCTTCTTTGGACTTATCTTTAGAATTATCTTTATGATAGACTTGATAAGATACAAGTATAGAAAGAAGTGCTATACAAATCACTAGAGATAATATCATTTAATTTAAAGAACTATTAAATTAAATTTTTATTTTTATGATTATTCTAATTTTAAATTAAACAATTTATACACCTGTCAAACGTTTGATACCAAATAAAGCATCAATTTGTACAAATGGATTTGGTTCGGAAGGACTATAATAATCTGACATTACTGTTGTATATAACTGTCCATTTGGTAAAAATACAGAAAATCGTAAACAATCATTAGGTTTAAATTTAACTGTTTGTACCATAGATCCTGCATCTAATTTAATAAATGGTGATCGTATTGGATCTGATATATCAGTAATAGGTACCAAAAATAAAGCTCTTGTACTATTAGGATTATTACTATATATGATATTTTTTGATGAACTACTAGACGCTGTTACATTTGATAATTCAACATATAAATAAGGATAAAACGCAGCTCTTGAACCTGTAGTAAGAACAATATTAGGAAGTGTTAAATTTACTAAATTGATCTCATATGCGACTGTTTCATTCTGAGATACAACACTACCATTGTAAATAAGAGGATTATAATTATCATTTGCAAAATTAACAATATTAATGACAGTACCAGGATTTGGTAATTGTGTAGATTGACTAGTATAACTTGGATAATATTGAGTAGGACTTGATACATTTGGAGGAGAAATAGGTAATACAAAACATGCGTTATATTCATTTCCTACATAAGAATTTATATAAAAACAACTTCCTTCAATATTACTTAAAGGAGTAATTTGATTATTTGCAGTTTGATTTGGATAAACATAAATATATTGTCCTGTATAATAATTATCTATCTGACTTGCACTTGATGGTAAAAATATACAATTATTAAGTGTAATAGATTGATAGTTAGATACAGATGTAAGTGTTGTTCCAGGTGCCCCTGGACTTCCAGTTCCAACAATACTAGTATATATTTGATTTGGTAATGTTTTACGAATAGAATAACGATTCATTAGAAGAGACGATGTTACATTAGTTGACCATGATGTAAATGGGGTACTTAAAGATGCTGTATTTGTTAAAAAATTATAAGAAACAATTTGACTACTAGAAACATTAGTAGATTGATTTGGTGTACCAGATGAATATATAGGAGTTTCATATACGACATAGTAATTATTATAACATTGGTCATAATTAAGACTAACTTTTCCATCAGCATTAATTGATGGTATTACTAGTGTCTTAGCTGGACATACATAAGAATTTCCACCGAATACAGGAATTGGAGTTAATGTAATCGGAGAAGATGTACAATTACTTGGATCAATAATTTTAATATTATTACCACCTGTCCATGTTTGAGTTGTTAATAAAGGAATTACAACATTAATTTCTCCATTATTAGGATTATAATAATTAATAATTCCAGCATAACATGGAGTAAGAGGTAGTGTAGTATTAATTACAAGAAGATAACCAACATAATAATTTGGAATATTTTTATAAGGTGATGATAAGCCTGATACATTAATATAAAATTTATTTACACCAGTTGTAGTTGTATCAGTTGCTTGTAATGTAGAATTGTCTATAATAGAACCTAGAGTAGTTTCATAATATAAAATAGTAAAAGTAAACCCTATTTTTATTAATGTTGTATTAAATACAATAGGATAAGTTACGCTAAAAATAATAGTTGTTGGTGTACTACCTGCTATTATTTCACCAACTACACTATTATTAATAGATATATATGCTCCTGTAATTGGATTAGTAGTAGTATTTGTTAATCCAGATACAGACATTGTATAATTAGGTCCTCCTCCACTTAAAGAACAAGAACTTGTGACAACACCAGAATCAATTAGACCATTGTTTCCATACCAATAATTTTCTACAATACCAGTAGTTACTGTATCAGCAACATCAATATTTTGATTGTAAATAATATTAGGTGTGGTACTAGGAGATTTTGTATAAGCACCTCTAATAGTTTGGTTTTGATTTAATGAACGAGAAGGTGAAAAAGGAATTTCAAATTCTGCTGGATTTGGATATTGATTGCGATTACGATGCGCACTAGTAACTTCAATAAAACGACGATTACTCATTTTATTTAAACGAATCTATTATTAAATATCAAAAAAATTTAATAATGTGTTAGATACCACTTAATCGTTGAATACCAAACACAGCATCAATCTGTATATATGGATTTGGAGATGAGGGACTGTAATAATCAGACATAACTGTTTCAAATAATGTTCCATCTGGAAGATATACTGAAAATTGTAACCAATCATTTGGTTTAAATTTAACAGTTTGTACCATTGAACCACCACCTAATCGGATAAAAGCAGCAGAATTAAGATCTCTAATACTTCTAATAGGTGCTAAAAACAGTGCATTTGTACTTTTTGGATTATTGCTATAAATCGCATTTGTTGATAAATTATTAACAACAGATAACTCAACATAGACATATGGATAATACGCAATACTAGATCCAGTTACAAGAATTTTATTTGGTAAAGTTAGACTAACTAAACTAATTTCATATGCAACTAAATCATTTTGTGATACACGACTTCCATTATAAATTAATGGTGTAAAATTATCATTAATAGCTGAAACAATATTAATAAAAGTACCTGGTGATGGATAGTTTGGATCAGTATTGTTATAACTAGGATAAAATTCTGTAGAACCTGATAAAATAGTTGTATTAACATTTGTTACAAAACATGCATTATATCCATTTCCCACATATGCATTAATATAATAACAACTTCCTCTAATATTTGATAAAGAAGTAGTTTGATTATCAGTTGTTACATTTGGATATATATAAATATATTGACCTGTATAATAATTATCTTCAGTATTTGCATTAGATGGTAGAAAAATACAACTATTTGATAATACAAGTTGTGGATAATATTGAATAGGATTTGTGTTTGCTATAGAAACTTGTGAAAATGTTGGTAATGACATTGGTGTAATAACAAATGATAGTGGTTCAGATGCAGTAGATACTAGTCCATCTAATGTTAAAATAGTATTATTATTTGTAGATGTTAAAATAGTAGTAGGACTATATCCCGCTATTGTAATAGTAGCTCCTACATAATTATAATTAGAAGAAAGACCTACTACAGTAAAAGGAGATGTTGTACTTGTAACTATTCCTGATAAAGTCATTGTTGTAAATACCTGATTAGGTAATGTTTTACGAATAGAATATTGATCAAATAAACTCCATGTAGATGGAAAAGGAGTATCTAATGTTACAGTTCTTTTATAAACATTATATGAACTAATTTTACTATTTATTATTTGTTGTGTTTGCTGACTAAGTGTTTCATTAATAATATAAAATCCATTATATAATTGAGAATAGTTTAATATATTTTTACCAGTTGAATCAACTCCAGGTAAAACAATAGAAGAAGATGTACTAGGATCTGTTATTGTAAAGTACATACTACTAGTGGGTATAAAAGAAAGCGATTGAGCAATTGTAAATGTAAGAGTAGATGGTTCATAATAAGTAATAATCGAACTAGATAATAGTGTATTTGAAATAGAATAAATATCAAGTTTATAACCTACATAAATATTTAAGTTTGTAGCATAAACACTATTTAATCCATTTACAACAATTTTTCCATAAGTAGATCCATTACCTATTGTACCACCATCAATTGCTATTGTATATTGATATGTATATCCAACAGGTTGTGTAGCATTAATAGACGGATAAAATGTTATTGTCATGTAATTATTATAATTATATATTGCTGATGTAATTTTTGCTAAACCAATAAATAGTCCTCCTCCATCTGTAAATATAATTGTAGAATTATTTAAATAATTTGGTACTGTAATATAAGGATTTGAATTTGAAAAAGTTAAAATACCATTTGTTATTAGTCCATTTGATACATCATTATTAAATTGTCCCAAACTATAAGGAAAATTCCATATATATTCAATAATACCATTTGTAACAACATCCGTAACAGTAGTAGATTTTGTATTAACTTTATTAATAGATACAGATGGTGTAGAATAGACAGCTTTAAGTTGAGTGATTTGTTGTTGTTGCGTAGGAGGGCTACATGGAATTTGAAAAGAAGCAACTTTAGGATAAATGATTCGATTACGATATGAACTTGATAATTCTATAAAACGTTCATTACTCATTTTATACCTTTAGAGATTTAAATATTTTATATGATTATGATGTCTTAAATGATTATGATGTCTTAAATGATTATAAAAATAAAAAAATATAAAATAAATAGAGATGTATACACAATTTTATAAATCAGGTAATGTAATATCAGATAATCGTAAATTTTTTCCTACATCATCATTATTATATGAAAAGAATGTTTATTCTGTTGTTGTTGATGAAGAAAATAATATGCGAGAACAGCAAAATTATACATATGGTAATCCTTTACAAGATGATATTTATGCATATCGTTATGATAAATTTATGAAAGGACTTCGTGATTCAGATCTTGGTATTATTCCTTATACAGATATAAAATTACCAACTGATAACTCTCATTCACAAACTCAAAATAATCTTCAAAGTAATGTTCAAAGTAATCTTCAAAGTAATGTTCAAAGTAATCTTCAAAGTAATGTTCAAAATAATGTTCAAAATAATCTTCAAAGTAATTCTAATTCCGAATCTTTATGCGGAATGGATGAACATGGTGTAAGTGTTTGTGGTAAAGATAAAAAATTACATCAAATTTTAGATCCTCGTTTTAATTTAAGAGAAGCGGCAAAAAATTGTATTTTATTAGAAGATCATTTATTTCAAACACAACGTCAATGTCATGATTGTATATTAAAACATTTATTAATGATTGAAGGATTTTTAGAAGAAGGAATAACATTAGGTACAAATCAAGAATATATAAAAGATTTAGATAGAAGTTTATCCGAGTTTCGCCCTATTTTTGAAAAGATTGCAACTGCGATTAAAAAAGGAGATTTAACAAACGAAGAGTGCAGAGATTTTGCTCAACAAATTAGAAAAATTAGAAAACCAATATGTCAAAAATACGCAACATTTTTTTAAATAAATTAAAATTAAAATTAAAAATAATTGTTTAAAGAAAAAGATGTCAGGTTATTACTCAACTCAAAATGGTATTGCGCAACCCGGTAATTTTGGTATATCCAATACTTTTAACGCTAGTTCCAAAGCTAGTTCTGCTAATTATAATTTTGCTCTTAATAATGCAGGTTTAGTCCCTCAAAGTGCTGGCGTCAATGTTACATCTAATGTAATGGTTGCTCTAGCACAACCAACTTATGTAAGTGCTTCTAATGCTTTTAACAACATGAATAATGATGTAGATAATGGTAATGTAAATGCATTAGATAACTCTGGAAAATCAAATTATCCTGTTAATAGCGAACAAAACATGATAAATAATAGTGTTTCAATGCAACAATTTGATTCTAATGTAGTTTATCAATCTGGTGTAACTTTATCTATTTACCCAAATGGTGTTAAAGGTCCCGGACTCACCCAATAAATACGATTAAATAAATTTATAATAAAATTATTATAAATTAAGAGTTAGAGTTATATGAGTCTATTAAACGATTCCAATATTTATTTTGTTCAGATAATGCTATAATATTTTCAGCATTATATAATTCTTTATAAGTTATATTGTTATAATCAACGTTATAATCAAACATTATTTTATATTGTTCATTATAATTAGTCTTTACCCATTCTAAGAAAAGATCTTTTCCATATTCATTTTTTATTATATCTACACCACACCCATCACCTCTTAAAAAAGGTCCAAACCATACTTCTTTATATGAAATATCATTAGGAGGAATATTAGAAAAATGCCAATGTTCTCCTAGTTCATCATCTACTTGTGGATCAATATGATGTCTTATTTGTTGACCTATTTTTTTATAAAAATAAAATGGTAATCCATTAAATGGTATATGTTTATACCAACTATGTAATTTACTAAATCGTAAAAAATCTTCTCTTAAGAGTCTAAGATCATCTGTCATAGTTATTTTTAATTTAATATATGATTATAAATCACTATATAATTTAGAATAAATTTAGAAAATTTATTATTTTGTTTAATATAAAAATATGTCTTATTACTCAACTCAAAATGGTAGTAGTGTAGGTAATTTTAGTATTTCTAACACATATAGACCAAATCTCATTCAATATGTATCAAATTATACATCAGGAATAAATAATGCTGGATTAGTACCAAGTAATGCAACAGTTAGACCTATTTCAAATGTAATTATATCTTTAGCACAACCAGTTTATTCAAGTGCTTCTAACCCTGCTAACAATACAAATAATTTAGCAGATAATGGTAATGTAAATGCATTAAATAATGCTGGTGTATCAAACTATCCTGTTAACTCTGAAGAATTAATTGTAAATGATCCAAATATAAATAAATATCCATAAAATTACAAAATGCAGCTTTACTGACTACCCTTAAAATTACCATCATTTATAATAAAAATATTATAAATATATTACGTTGTTTGTGTTAATTAATTGTTTTTTGTGGATATGCTTGGTTTAATTTACCATAATTAATATCATTCGTTAATACAAGAGGAGGAACTCTCATATCATTATATTTTACTTTAAATGGGTTAGGGGATTCTAATCCCATCATTAATGGATTCATAATGCGACTATCACCTTTTAATGATAACCTATTACAACCTTGAAAGGTTCCACATTCACTAAATTTTTTATAACTTCCACTCATTTATATAAACAAAAATAATAATAAAATGTTAATTATACATCGCTTTTTCACAAAAGTGGTACCAAAAACAGATCAAAATAGCGTTTTTTTACTTATACAAGATTTGTTCTTGTATAAATTGAATATATTTAATTTGTTTTTTAATGATTTATTATTATGTTTTAATTTTTTACTTCTTATTTTTTACTTCTTACCCATACGACGAACAGGTGCCTTAGGTTGTACAGGTGGAGGACTTGGTTGACGAATTTCAGTTTCATCATCAGAGTCTCCTTTCAATGAACCAGTATCACCATCATCTTCGTCTTGAATAGGTTGGTTTGAAATAGTAGGTTCAGTAGTAGATTGAACATTTTCAGTAGATGTCAACGTAGGTGCGCTAGGACGCAGCAGACGCTTAATACCAGAATCTTTCAAGCGAATTTCGGCTTCGTGCAACTTTACTTGGAGACTGATCTTGCTACCAATAAAAACGCCTTCGATTTTAATAGCAGCCTTAACATGGCATTGCTTATTCATCAATGACATCGGATCAATGTCACGACCATTTTCATCATAAAATAGCGACGTAATAGCCAAATTACCATTCTTCTTGTTTTGCAAGACCTTTGCATACAACATTGGACCGGTACCGTCAACAACTTTACCTTTGTCCAACTTCCAGAAAAGACTCTTGGTACGCAATTTTTTCAAATCAGCATTTTCCAATTCATACTTATTAATATCATCACGATGTTCCAAAACATGATCAGCAACATGATTGCAAATAGCGTTAAACGTATCCGTCCAAGCTTTTTGATTAGGAGTTGCACCATCCATATTCCACAAGCACAAAGCCAATGTATAACCATCAGTCTTACCAGTAGTCATATTCACACTAGGTTGCAACCCAAAAGAAAACAGACTGTCCGTCGACAGAATCAATTCACCAGTCGTACCATCAGGGTTACGAGTACCCATAGGAATACGCTTAAAGGAAACCGTGCTGTTCGGGATAGAACCATCACGAGGCTTTCCATAAATGATGTTGTTAACATTGTAACCAACAGCTTGGGTAATTTGGGTGTTGTCAAAGCTCATTGTTTTTGAGTTGTTGGTAAGTTGTAAAGACTTTTTAAACCTTTGTTTTATTTTCAATTGTAAAAATAAAAAATCAATTTTATAAATTATTTTACATAACTTAGGCCCTTATTAGATTATAGCAAATATAAAATAATCCAAAAAATACTACGGCGTGTAACAAAATTCCAATTTCTGAAGGATTTCCTTCATTATTTATTGTTATTTTAAAAATTGAATTTGTAAATCCATATGTTAACATGTTTGATAAAATAATAAATAATAAAGTAGCCATAAGTGTCATCATAATATGTTTATGACTATTTTTTTGACTATTTTTTTGTTCATCAATTACATCATTTGCAGATAATGAAAAAATATGATGATAAGGTGTATCATTTTTAGGTTTTTTTTCACATACTTTTTTGTCATGATTCATAAAATTTGGATAAGGATCAGGTGATGCTACATATAATTTTTTTTCATCTTTATTCTTATTATTTAAATAATTAACAATAATAGACATAACTTGATACCAACTATATGAGTTACCAAGATTATCTAAGAAATCACTTCGACTATTATAAGCACATTTAGTTGCACCTATAAAATCTTTACATCCTAATAAAAAAGCAATAATGTAAGTATACTCATATGATCTATTATTTCCAAGGCCATACTGTCCAAAAAATGTTCCATAAGGAATATATTTAATAGGAAAACCTGAGTATTGATGTCCTAATTGCAAATCACCAATAAAATTTATGTAATGTTTAATTTTTTCATAATCAGGGTAATATACTTTATTATTTACTTTATCTACAACTATTTTAAGTTTACAATCTTTTGAATGTTTATTAATTGTATCAATTGCGTAATTAATTGACTCGTTATCATTTGCATTCAATTTATATACATTTGATTGAACAACTTTTCCATTTTCTATCACTTCTATAACTCTACCTTTATTATCATATTTTGTTGACTTGACAACTTTTCCTTTTTCTATCACTTCTATAGTTTTATCACCTTTATCATCGTAGGTTATGTGTTCAACAATAGCGTCTGTTTCTGTTTGTTGCTGTGATTCTTTAGATGGTTCATCACCCATTTTTATAAATATAAAAATTTATAAAATTTATAAATTTTGATAAAACTATATTATAAATCATCTTCTTTTGGTAAATAAGGTACTGGAAACATAACTTTCCAATGATCTATTATGCTTTTACGGAATTCATATTCTTTTATTTGACCTGTTTGATTCATTAAATGTAGTGATACACTTTTTGGCTCTTTATTTATTTCATATAATTTTTTTGTAATTTCCATATTCTTTTTCAAAAAATGTAATTGTCGATCATATACATAATATAATGCATATACCATTTTTAAATAAAAATCTTCAGCAATAGGAACTAAATATGTATTAATTGTATTTTCTGACCAAACAACTAACACTTGTTCTAAATTACTTATTATATTTTCATCAATTTTATAACCTTTACATACAATATAAATTTCAGAACTTGCCGGACGACTAATCATTGGTTTTGTAATAAAACATTCATCAAATATATCACTTAATATTCGAATTAAAGACATACTAAATGCTTTAAAAAACATAAAAGTTCTACATACCATAGTGCCACCATTTTTTAGTAATTTTAAACCACATATAATTTGACCTAAATGAGCTCGAGCTTCTCCAATTTCTTCTTGATTTTCTAAACCAGTTGAAACATCACTTGTATATAAATCAACTTTATGTGCTAATTGTTCATTAATAATAGTTATCATTTTTGAATCAGTTACATCTCCACCATTTTCAGGTGTCATCATCCATCTTTTAGGATATTTTTCATAGAGTTTAAATGAATCTTTATAAATTTCTTTTTTACTTGCTTTTAATTCTTCTGTAGGCCAAATACTATTAGCATACCATTCAAATTTTTTATTTTTTGTTTCTGTTTTTATGTAATGATTTAATGCAAGAATAAAAGATCCAGGAAATTCAGCATTACAAAAAATAGTAAAAGTACTTAAATGATCTTTTGGTACAAGTTTAAACATATTAATCATTTCCCAGCATTTCATCCATGAATTTGTTATAGAACCACGTACTCGTTTTTCAAGTTCTTTACCATATATTTTTGATTGATCTTCTAAGAACTTAGTAACAGCAGAATAATATTCTAATTTTTTTTTATCTTTACTAAATTCATTTATTTCATTTTTTTCTTTTTCAAGAAGACTAGATAATTGTAAATCTTTTTTAGATATAATTTTAGTAGATAAATTATGTGGAGTATCTTTTAAATTTAATATAATTGGTTTAGATTCATCGTATTCATAAGATAGAAATTTATAAAAAAAATCAGCAACCCAATTTGTTTTAACAGATGCTTCTTTTATTTTTTTAGATTCATTTAAAATAACAGTTTTATAAGAAGTAGGTAAACCATTTAAAAAATCAATATCTAAATCTTTACAAAATCGCTTCACCATAGATTGCATTTCAAAAACATCAACTATTTCTTTTATTTCTGTTATTTGCATATTATTCATTGCTTTTTTAGAAAAATATAAAAATTTTAATTGATAACTCTTTTTTAAGAAAGAATTTCTAATAAATATTTGATCCTCAATACTATCTTTATATATATTAGAACTATGTGTATACACACTATATTCACGTTTTTCTAAATCATGATAAAGAAATGCATCATTTTTTTCTAAATGATAATTATTTTGATACTCTTGTTCATCTAAACATAGATAAGAAGAATCAGGAAACATAAATCCTTCATCTGTATAGTAATAATCTTCTTTATCTGTATTTTCTATTTTTCTAATATTATTATAACAATCTAATAAAAATACTTCACCGTATATATTAAAACGAATTGCAGGTATAGAAGAAAAATAATTTTTTATAATAGCTGACTTTGTATCTTTCTTTTTTATAATATATTTATACAAAAATATCTTTTGCTGATTCTTAATAACATTAAAAGATATATGATTTTTTATTTTGTTTTCATGCTCTAATGTTATTACATGTTTATATCCAATATAAATATAATATAATATGGATTGAATCACATTAAATATATCTTGTTTAGTCTCTTCATTTTCTAAATTAAAATAAATAGTTATTTTTTCAAGTGTTATAACCAATTCATATAATTCTGTTTTTAAGACATAACATTCTTGTATCTTTTCATTTTTAAACTTTACGATAGGATCATTTGTAATATTTTCATTTTCATCATCACCCCATAATTCTTCAAATACTTTTACAGATTTTTCATGTAAACTATATCCATGTAACAAAATATCTTGTTGTAACTCAATTTTTTTGGTAGAAAATAATACTTCTTTTATGGTAACTTTTTTGTCACATTTAAAATAAATTCCATCTGTAGATACACTAATATTTTTTTTTACTTTTGTAGTAGATGGATAGTGTAATACTATATGTTGAATAATATCATATCTATTTTGTAAACCATTATATTCAATTACATAATGATATTTTTTCTTCTTTTCAATCTTTGTATAATCAATATGATTTTGTAACGATGGATTAAAAAATTTAAACAATTGTTCAGGATCCATTTTATTATATATTCAATTATTTAAATATAAAGATTTTAATAATTAAATGTAAAATATTTAATTATTATAGTTAAATATTTATCCGACTTTAGGTCTATATACTTTGTGACAATTTTATGGTCATAAAAACTATCTTTGTTTTTATTCTATTTTTTGATGTAGTTCATCTTCAACTTTATTCATTTCATTTATAGCATCATTTACTTCTTTTTCTAGTTCTTTAAAACTTTTATTTTGTTGTTTTGTTATAATAATTGCTTCATCTTCTTCAAAAGAAAATTCGTTATTATTAATATCTTTAATTATAACTCTTTTTAAACCAAAATCTTTTGGAAAAACATTAGCTCCGTGGCAATCTAAATTAGGTCCTAAATAAGGATAAATTTCATCAAATATATTATTGCCATCTTCATCTACAATAGTATCTATAGGCATTATACCTTTTGGTACTTTTAATAAATACACATATTTATTATCTTTAAACTCATATGGTATTTTTACATGTTTTTTATTAAATTTATCTAATTGTTGTTGTGTTTGTTGTGGAAAAAATAATACAAAAGCTAAATTAAACATATCATAAAATAATTGACAACAATTACGTTTATTTTCAGGATCAACTGTATTTTTAAAAAGTTTATATAAATCATATATATGTTTAATTTTTTGGCGTTTATATATAGCTATAATGCATAAAAATAGTAGTATATAAAAAAACATATCAATCATCTTTATTAGTAGAGATGATTATTTAAATTAGTAAATTGATTTATTTTTGATCATCCAAATCCCATGCATCTTTGATATTACTTTTAATACGTATAGGATTTTGAATTTTTTGTGGTTCAGGTTCTATTTCATCTTTTTGTTCTTTCTTTTTATCACCATAGTTAACTTCTCCACTATTCAAAATTTTTGGTAATTTAATAATATGTTTGAGTAATGTAATATCATGAAATGATTCAAATATATCACATTGAAGAGAGTTTGAAACATTTGTATAAGCTCTATCAAACTCGTCTAACATACCAGGTTTCATATGATAAGAAAATGATCGTGAGCCAACTGATTCACGATCATTTTTATCAGCTTGTAATGATTCAATATCACTATTTCGAACATTTAAAAAATTACTAATATATTTTTCTAAAATTGCCAAGTTTGATTGAATTGTGTATTTTTTTTCACCTGATACATATTTAATTTTTTGAACATCTTTAGAAAATGTAAAGTTTGTATGTATCTTTGCATATCTTTCTTTAACAAATTGTATAAATTCATTTGTTTTTTTTTGCTGGAACATTTTTTAATATTTACTCTATTTTAAATATTAAAATCAATTTTATATATATTTTACGTTTTTTAATCAACCATGTCAATATCTTTATTATCAATTTTTACAACAGTTGAATCTGTATTATCTTCAATTTGAATGTTATCTTTGTTTTTGTTAATAACTCCCATCATTTTTTTTAAAATACGATGATATGATCGTAAATTGACATCTTGAAGCATCATTTTGTACATTACATCAAATGTAACTTTACGAGTTGTTCGCTCAGCCCAAAACCATTCATGAACATTACGTAAAATAGACCATTCTTCTTTTTGACATACAATTTTCTCTTTTTTGATGAACTTTTGAAAATACATATTATGTAGATACTTTGCAACTTTAAAAGAATAGCTCGTATAAATATTAATTTTACTTTTGTATTCTTCTTTATACAATTCAATAAAAGTTTGAAATAGATTACTAGTTTGATCTCGCCATAACTGTAAGAAGCGAAAAGACAAATCTGGTTCATTATCACGAATACGTAAAAATTGCTGATACTTTGATGATATTAATTTAATATGTTTTCCAGTTCCATCATTTGAAAAAGCTATAATACCTTGACTTTTATAAGGATCTAAATTAACAATATAATTGTAGATTTCTTGCATATTTGTAAACATTATTTTTTCTTGTTTAGGCACACCAATATCATAATCAAGTGTAAATGTTTCATTATTCAATAATGTACCAATATGATAGATAGTAGGTTTAGAAGGTGGATGAGATACAACACGTGTATCTTTTGTATTACGAATCAAGAAAAAATAAACATGATAAGGATTCATTGTACTGGTTAATTCATCAAATGTTTTTTCTAAACTAGATACAAAGATTTCACCAAAAGAATCACCACTACCCCATCGACTTTTAAATGCATCAATTTTACGATGTGTACTCAAATACCATTTTTTATGGAAAAAAACACGTAATAAAGTACCTTCTTCTGATGGGAAAAAACTATAATTTTGTAGTTGACTAGTAATATCTTCTGGAATTTTAGATAATTCATCTTCATTATATTCAGATGTATATCCTAAAGATGTTGCAACTAATGTAGTTCCATTGAAAATTAAGCCTCGATATGCTTTTAATTCATTACTACTTTCATTTGTACATGACTTGAATGAATAAATTTGAAGATCACAATTATCATCTGTTTTTTCAACAGAATCTTTTAAAAATAAAAGATGTTCAGGTAAATAAAAAAAGTCAGTCATTTTAATAGTAGTTTGTTCTTTTAAGTTATAAAAATATTATAAAAAAATCATTTTTATAATATTTTTATAATAATAAACAACAATGACAAATCGCAGTGCTAGTAGATCAGCTAAACGCAGTGCTAGTAGATCAGCTAAACGCAGTGCTAGTAGATCAGCTAAACGCAGTGCCAAACGTTCTGCTAAACGATCAGCTAAGCGAAGTACCAAACGATCATCTGCCAAACGCAGTGCCAAGCGATCAGCCAAACGCAGTGCCAAGCGATCAGCCAAACGCAGTGCCAAGCGATCAGCCAAACGCAGTGCCAAGCGATCAGCCAAACGCAGTGCCAAGCGATCAGCCAAACGTTCCGCTAAACGTAGTGCCAAACGTTCCGCTAAACGTAGTGCCAAACGTTCCGCTAAACGTAGTGCCAAAAGCGCTGATGCTAAACGATCTGCTAAACGCAGTGCCAAAAGCAGTGGTGCCAAACGCTCCGCTAAACGTAAAATTAGAGGAGCTAAAAGCCAATTTTATTGTGTAAAATGTCGTAACAAATGCGATGTACCTAAAGAAGATATTTGTGTAAAAATTTATCATACTAAAAATGGTGAAAAACCTGCATTACGTGGGGTTTGCTCATGTGGTACAAATGTTACACAATTTATCAGTAAAGATAAAGTTGATGAACTAACCAAAATGTATGGAAAATGTTAATTTGCTTCTTTAAAACAACGTAACAATCTTTGTAAAAACCTTAATTTATAATAAAAAATTATTATAAATATTTATAGTTTGTTTAACCGTTAAACTAGTGGTTATATTTATTTAAAATTTATATTTAGAATATATTAGTGTGTATTATAAAGTGTCATTATAAACATACACATCATACTATGAAAATAAAAATCACTTTGTTCTTGATTATTCAAGCTAAATGTTTTTTCACCAAATTTAATTTTTTTCAAACCATCTGTTGATACACGATTTTGTTGACTATCTTCTTCTGATATATACATATAATTAAACATTACATATGGTTGAGAATCTAAAAAAGATGAAACAATACCATCTACATTTTTTTGTAAAGATAACAAAGGTCTAATTTTACACAAAAAACTTAAAATCATCAAGTTTGTTTTTTCATTTAATATAGCAGGTAACATAATATCAAATAGATAATAATCTGTTGTTGAATCGGAAACAACTACAGGTATTTTAATGAATTTACTAATTTCGTAAGGCATTTTTAAGATTATCTTACTATTTAATTTTATTATCAATTTTATAAAAACAATTACTTAATCATTACTTAATCATCATTAAATTCATGAACAAGTAATGATTCTTGACGTCCAATACGTAAAGCTCGACCTAATACTTGTTTACGAAGAGAATCAGCCATTCTATGATACAAAATGATATCATCTGCAACTTCTAAATTAATACCTGCACCATTAAAACGAGAATTTAAAAATATAACATTAATTTGTCCTGATACAAACTTTTCTAATTTTGATTCCCGAACAGAACGTTGTCCAGATAATTCTGCATAATCAATATTGTTTTCAATCAAATCACGTCGAATAACATCTAATGTTTCATCATATGATGAAAACAAGATTACTTTTCGGTTTGTTTCTACACATTTTTTAATAATATTCATGACTGTTTCCTTCTTTGTTTTTGGAGTTTCAATATCTTTAGACTTTTCATCATCACTATTATCACTTTTTTCACTTTTTTCATCATCTTGTTGTTTAATAAAAGATAAATCTGTAGGTTTTAATACATAACGACATAAAGGACATGTATTGTGATTTGTTTGTAACCATTGCATAATACAATTTCCACAAAAAATATTTTGACAACATGATACCATTGTATGGTTAGAAATCTTATCATAACAAATACTACAATCATCTTGTAACATTGTCTTATATTTATCTTCAATATCTTTCATCTCATCTTCAAATACTTTTAATCTAGCTTGCCATTGTTCAACTTCTTTTTTGTTTTCTCGACGTTCCCAAAACATAATAGATTGTTTACAATTAGTAATTTTTTCCTCTTTTCTTTTCTTAATAATATCAATTAAATTGGTAGTTGAATAAATATTACCTCCTAGTTTAGAAATAGCACCTTTAATATTTCCAGCACTAATCATTGTATGTGTTTCTTCATCAATATGATTACGGAGTATTGATAAAATACGTGGATTCAAACATTTATGTAAAATAGTCTGTACAGGAGGCATTTCAAAAGATTCTTTAATAAATTGTTCACTATTTTTAACTACAAATGCCTCCAAAAATCCGTAAGGTATGCCTCTAATAAAACTTACAAGAAAATTTGAACCATTTCCTTTCACACTGTAAAGATATTCATATGTAGCAGTTACTAACCACATAAAACCAAAATGAAGTGTTCGCATACGAGGAATATGTGTATTTGCTGCTTCATCAAATATGAATCGTTTCCATACATGATTTTCTCCAACAATATCCATGACTTCATTAAAACGATTATGACTTAAAATTAATACATCATGTTTACCAATCTCATAATCATGAACATGTTTACGTGTAGATATTTCATATACAGACAAACTAGGAGCCTTTGAAAAATAATTTTTCCATTGTTTCATAATTGAAACAGAACATACTATCAAGTTTGTTTTAATTCGTTTTTTTGGAGAAGATGATTGTATCAATCTAACTGAGTCATTAAAAATTTTAATATCATTTTTGATATATTCATCATTTAAATTCCATTCCATTTTGTCTCTTAAAATTAAAGAAACAATACTATAACTCTTTCCATAACCTGGCATGTCTCCTAAAATACCAAATTCAGTTTCACAATTATAACGATTGTCAATCGCAAGACGTTTATATTTTTCTAATTTTTCCATATTATATACAGATACTTTTTGGTGACGATATAAATTTACATTTAATCCAGCAGGTTGTTCAATTTGTTGCATCCTTTTATATTTAATTTATTTTATTAAATATAAATTAAATATTTTAACCTTATATGTGTTTGTATTTTAACAAGTTAAAATTCTAGATATTTCTTTAGATATTTTATTAATTGTCAATTCGCTTAATTTAACTTTTTTAATAAATTCTTTGATTGAAAAGTTATTTGATCCAAACTTTCTAGAAAAATGATAATAAATTAAAGAACTTGCAACACTTTGTGGTCGTGACCTATTAATAACACTACTCTTATTCTTTATTTTGTCATAAATATCTCCAATTAATATTTTATCTTCTTCTGTATGTACAAATTTAATAATATATTCATGAACTAATTCAATTGGTGTAATATATCGATTTACAATTGTACCATTTTTAGGAGAGTTCAAATTTACATGTTTTAAACCCTTAAGTATAATTTTTTTATCAAGTTTAAAAATATTACGAAGTGATTCACAACTATACATTTTACCATTTATTTTTACAGAATGAAAAATACATCCAAAAATAATAGCTTTACGTGAATTACCTCTATAAATTTTACCCTTTGTTACTTGAAAATATATATCATTTGCTAGATTTACAATTTTATCAGAAAACCCAAATGTTTCTACATCTTTAAATATACTCTTATCTTCAATTTTACGAATATGACAACGATTAGGATCAGAATTTTTACGAGTATCATCACTTCCATAATATCTCCAATCTTTTTCATATGATACTATTTTAGAAACTTCCATACCACAATCTGTACATGATACTATACCATTATCATTTATAATATCATTATGTTCACATTCTTGTTCAAATTCTAATTCATCATCATCTTTTAATTCATTAGTATTTTCTTCTAGTTCTTCAAATTCATTAAAAATATCAAACTCCATGGTTTAAATTATATTTTTTCTATTTCATAAAAATCAAATTTATAATTAATTATAAATTTATTTAATAAATTTATACTTTACAAAGGTTAAATAATTTATTCATATAATGAACCTGTTAAAGGATCTTCTTTTCTAATAAAGTCATTATAATATTCAACTGATCCATCTAATTCTTCTCTCATAATTTGCCTTTCCATATCACTAATATTAGTATATAAATCTTGTAATAAAGATTGTATTGATACATCTTCTTTAAGAGATTCTTCTTTAGGTTCTTCTTTGAGTTCTTCTTCTGTATACCAATACCAAGATAATTCATTATTTATATCTTTTTTAACTTTTTCTAACATCACTTTTCTTTCTTTAATTTCTTCAAAATTACTTTCTTTATTTATTGATTTTTTAATAATAAAAGCTAATCTTTCCATATTATCATAATTTTCAATTATGTTTTCTAATTTATCTTTAATTTTATTAATTTTTGTTTCCTTATCTATATTAGAAAAAGAATCTTTTGTATTTAATACTGTATATGCATGACCATCTTTATCCCAATATTTTTCAACATTAATATATAAATTTAGATCTAAGAACATTTTATCTATTTCAGATACTGAATATGTATCAATATTTTTAATAATTTTATTATATTTATCAAGTTCATAAAATACAGTTGAAAGCTCTTTTTTATTTTTAATAACCATACTCCATAAGCGTTCCATATCATCTATTGATAATTTATCTGTTAATTTTCTTTCTTCAGTAAACAGGTCAAAGATAGTTTGTTTTGGTTTATCAATGTTATTATATGTTATATTAATAAATAATTTTATCTCTTTTTCTCTTTCTTCTAATTCTTGTATTTGTTTTTCTTCTTCTATAATCCATTTTTGTTTAATAGCATCTTTTTCTGCACTTGTAATAGTTTCTTTCATTTTATTCAAGTTTATGTCTTCATCTTTAGGTTTGTTCATAAATTTTCCTAAAAATTGAATAAAGTCATCTGAAAATATATTATTTGTATAAGGATTGATTAGTATTTTATCTCTTAACAAGTGTTCTAATGAAAAACAATAGACAGTATCATCTTCTATATAATATACAATATCTTTAATATCTGTAGCATCGTTTGTACAGTATGTTTTATCAAGTGATTCAAATAAACTGTTAAAAACAGGGTTAGTTGATATAAATTTTTTATTAGAAATAATACGATTAACTATTAGTATCTGATAAATTAGATTATCTACAAAATGTTTTATACACAACCTAATTTTATCTTCTAACTCTACATCATTAAATGATTGCCCGTCTTGTTCATTTTTTTGATATACTTCTCGTAAGATATCATGTGGACTAAATTTTAAAATATCTTTTTGGTTAATAAGCATTTTAGAAAGACGATCATTAAATATTGATGCCTCTTTCTTCATATAACGTGAATCAAGAAAAATGATTAATTCTCCTAATCTTTCAAATAATGAACGAATTGTTAATCCATCATATTGTCTTAACAATTCGTTTTTTATAAATATAGCATTATCTTTTGTAAAATACTTACTTAATTGTTGAACAATAATTTGCGATAAAGTATGAGATATATACTTTTTAGTTGAATGAATCGCTGGTTGAGTTACTTTTTCTTCTCCAAATTCAACTATATGTTCTTCTACTGTTTTCATTAACTGATTTTTCCATTTTAGTTCTTGATTATACATACTTTCATCATTTAATAAAAATGTATCTATTCCATTTGGTTTTGTAATTTTATAATACATTTTAATATTATATTCCTTCTCATCTGGTGTATATATAGTAATATATTCGCCTTTATGAACAGTTTTTGATGAACATAATAATACATCTAAATAATGTGTACCTTTGTAAAACATTTTATTGTCATTTATTTTTTTATTAGAAAAATCAACCATATGTCTATACTCATCTTGATCTAATATATCAATATCATGTTGATCCATAAAATGTACATAAAAAACCCCTTTATAACCAGAAACCCAAGGCTTTTTAAAGAAATCTTTAGAGCAATTTTTATCATATGGTAACAAAAAGGATGATATTTTATCTTTCTTACTTGCCTGTTTTTCTTTCATAATAATTCTTGCTTTATCGAAAGTCATCTTACCTTCTAATTTGTCATTTATCATTTTTAATCGATTGTAATGAGCATTTAGTAATTCTTTTATGTTTTCAGATTTAGATTCTAATTCATGTTTACTATCTTGTATTTGTTTTTTAAGAAGTTCTATTTTTTTTAAATAGTCAGTTTGACCTAATTCTTCCATTTGTTTTAATTCATTTTCATATACTTTTAATTTTTTATAATGTACTGTATATTTCATGTAATCATTATTTGTTTTTAAAAATTCTAATTCTTTTCCAAACTCCTGTTTTAATTGAATGTATTCATTAATATCAATAATGTGATAAGTATCTAAATAATGTTCTACAAGTTTCTTATCTTCATCTTTTTTATAATCTGTTTCTAATAAAAATTGACGTATAATAATAACTTGATCTTCAATAACTTTATCATAATCTCTAGCTTTTTTTAATCTTTCAATATATGCACGAGTAGTCTTGCAAAAATCTTTATTATCTTTAAACAAAACTAATTCTTTTTCTAATTCTTCTATTCTAGTATTGTAATCATCTACTATTTCATCTTGCGTTTTAGGTTGTTTACGTTTTTTCCATAATGTTCCAGCTGTTTTACGAGGCTTATCTTTATAATATCTTAATTGTACTAATTGTTCTTTTAATTCACTAATCATGGCTCTTATCATACGTTGTGATATTTCTGTTTCTTCATCAATATCTTCTTCTAAGACAGGTTCTTTTTCTAATAATAAAATTTCACTAAATAATGAATTATATATAGTTTGAGACATTTCCATTATTTTATTCTTTTTATGTGTTAATTCATCATTATCAATTAAAGTAAAATGTTTAGTCTTTAACTCTTCTAGATGTTTATATAAAGTATCCATATCTGTATCACGATCATTTAATTCAATTTGTGTTAAAACTTCAATAATTTGATCTAATTTTTCATCTAAATCTAGATTTATTTTTTGTAGTTTATTTTTATCTGATAAAAATGGATTAAGCATTAAAATTTTACATCGTCTATCAAGCTTATTAATTTGTTCTTGTATATTTTTATCTAATTTACTCAATCTTTCCTTTCTTTTTAATTTTTTTTCTAATTGTTCAATTGCACTTTTAATAACCATTTCTTCTGATGATATAAACATTTTTTCATTTATTATTTTATTTTCATTTTGTATTGCCTTTAATAATATTTTTTCTTCATTTTCTAATTTATCTATTTCTTCATTTAGTTTTTTATCATCATTATAATTATCGTCATCATTAGTCTTTTGTTCACGTTTCTTATATAATGATAATACTTTTGGTTTTAAAATAATTTTTTTATAACTTGGTTCTGTCTCACCTTCTTTATAATATTCTTCTAATTTTAATGATCCATCTGTATTTCTTTCATATGTTTCTTCTTGACCAAATAACTTGGCTCTAACATCTTCTAATTGTTTAATATATTCATTTTTTTGTTCCAAGTTCATAGTTGGTACTATATTTTTTGACATTATTTCTTGTTTTAATTTTTCAAGTTTTTTACGTTCTTTATCAGTTATAAAAGAATCTTCTATCTTTAAAAAATAATCATGATCAGACTGAATCTGTTCTTTGTTATTGTCTATATTTTTTGTAATTAATAATGTGATCTTATGTATAATAAATAAACTATAACTTGATAAAGGTTTTGGGTATTTAGCATATTCATTAATAGCTTTCCATAATTGTTCATTTGTAAGAATTTGAAACCAATTTACAAATCTATTACGTTCAAAACATAAGTTGTCTTCATCTTTACAACTATCCATAAAAAATATTAATTTTTCACGTATAACATTCATATCTTGTTTTGTTAACGACAAATCAAATATTAAATCAAAGCGTTTGTGTTCTTCATCTTTAAATGCATTTTTAAGTTTTTCTTTTTCTTCTTCTTTATCTTTTTCTATTTTAATTTTGGATGCTTCTTTTATAATATTTTGAGCACGAACAAATTTATCTTCTTCTTTTTTTGTTCGTTTTTGTTTATATTTTAATTTTTTTTCTATTTCTATTGCCTGTTCAATACGTTGTCTATTTCTATAAAGATTTGGTTTTTCAGCCATAACTATACTTTTTTTCATCAAACCTCCAGTATAAATTTTTATTTTTCTAAATAATTGTTTATTAGAAAGACGTTCACCATCATAAGTAATAATAGAAATACCTATATCTTTAGCTAATTTTTCAAGTACTTGACGAGAAGGAATTTTTTCTTCTAATTTTTTAACTAGTTTATTTTTTGATTTCTTACTTACTTTTGGTTTATCTTTTGGTTTATCTTTAGTTTCAGTTTCTTCATCAGAAGTATCTTCTTCTACATCAGATTCATAATCACTTACAATATCTTCTACGTCTGAATCAGAGTCTAAATCGCTTACAACATCTGATTCATAATCATTTACAATATCTTCATAATCATCTTCAGTATCAACATCTGAATGACTCATTTTATTATAATAAAATTTATTAAATCACCAATTTTTATAATCTAATTGATTATAAAATATTCACATGTGCTAATCATATTATTTTTAAAGTAGTTTAAGACTAATTATAGTTTAATTATATGTGGAAACATTTTTTTATATTGTTCTATTTCAGTATTTAATTCATAAATTATTTTTTTTAATAATTGTATCTCATTACATTGTTTATTTTTTTCTATTATTAATGTCTCAATTAATTTATCTTTAATCGTGTCTTTAATTATGTCTTTGTTATTTTTAGTAATTTCATTTGGTATATCAAACCAATCTTCCTTTAACTTATTTGTCATTTATCATTTATTTTTTACTTTAAATTTCTTTACTAAAACATAGAATTTGTTTTATTAAATTTTTTCTTTGATGGTAAAGATTGTTTTTGTAATATCATTTCATCAGGATTTCGTTCAATTACATCATTAGATTTAAAAATAGATGGTGATGATCTTGATGGTGAAGTTAACGATGAAGGTGACGATGGATTAGGTAATACAATGTTTGCTGAAACATTTTTTAATTTATCATTTTCTTTGTCTTCTTTATTTTTTAACATGTTTATCATACCATCAATATTAATTTTTAGGTCAAACACACCTGTACCTGTTTTTGGTAATTTACCAAGCATAATACTAGCTGATACTCCATCAGTTGTTTCTTTTTCGCCATTTAACCCAGCTTTTAAGAAATTTTCTAAACTTTCTTCAAATGAAGCTTTTGACATTGGTCCTGATCCAACTTTTTTCTGTCCATAACGACTAATAGAAATAATTGACCCTGTATAAACCATCATATCAACCAATAATTCAATATGACTAGAATTTACAAATGTACCATCACTACTAACTACATCCATAAACTCTTCAATTAAAAATTGTCTAGTTGCTTCAATTCCAAAAACACTATAAATCTCCCACATATCATTACATAATGTTCTTTTTTTATCCACTAATGGGTTTGAAAATAAACCATAAAGATTACTTCCTTCAGTTGTAATTACCCATTCTTCACTATTTTCTAATTTTCGTTTTTCAAAAAATATTTCTTTTATATTTGAAATTCCAGAAATATTTATATTTAATAATTGAGGTAAAATCTGATCTTCAATCTTAATCATTTGTTCTACTTCAAATGGAATTTCTAATAATTCATCATCATTAATAATATCTTTTTTTTTAATATCTACTATTTTAATTTCATCTTCTTCAACTTCTAAATCTTCATCTTCTTCTACAATCTCTTCTTCATCAACAACATCTTCTTCTTCATCAACAATATCATCATCTTCATCAACAATGTCTTCATACTCGTCAACAACATCTTCATTTTGAAATTCATCAATAAATACATCAATAATCCCTTTTGATTCTGGTGTATATAATACTGTCATTGTTGGAAAAAATTGTTCAATTTTCTCTTTTACCAATTTCATACGAATTTGATATTCATACAAGATCGAAATATCTAAAAAGAAACGTAAACGCCACCCTAATTTGATTTTATTAATCGAATAAATATTACAAAAAAGATGATGCCAATCTTCTAAAGGACCTTTCATCAATTCATATGTTTTTACTAATCGTTTAATATTAATATCTGTAAATGTATTACCAATTCTTTTACGAATCATCGGAATACCATCCATTGGCTCCGTCAAAAAAATTAAACAATTTTTCATCTTTGGATCCTTTGTCGCATTCAACAACTCACTAAAACGTGGCACACCTACCACGACTGTCTTGATGGTTAATCCTGAACTATGAAATGTGTCAATCACCTGTAAAGCATTAAAGGTCGAAAAATTTCGAGTTTTAGAAATTGTAAAATCATAAACAGTACTTTTTGTTGAATCTACAAAATCAATTGAAGTAATTTTATCAAAATATACATTACGATCCTGAGGAAAATTATAATTTTTTTCATAAACATATATTTTTTTCAAAGTAATTGTTTGTAATTTTTCTTGTTTAGCTGGAAGTGTTAATGTTATTTCTTTTGCAAAAATTTTTGCATAACTATTTGAGATATTAAATGTATTCATATAACGTATTTTTTTACTTCCTATATTATTTTTTTTCTGTTGACTTCCCGACACTCTACCAAAAATACCAAAATAAGAAAGTATAAAACTAATACCTAAAATTAATTCTTTACTTGTTGATCCTACATAAATATTTCCATATATTTTATTAACGCAACCATCACCTGAAAAATATCCATCAATTAATCCTTTTTGAAAGTCTTTGTTTGCAAAAAATGCAAAATTTGGAACCATTTTTTTAGACGATCCTTCTCCTTTCATTGTTTCTTTACCACCTCTTTTAAAATCAGATGGATAACAAAGTTTGAACAATAAACGTGTAATCAATACGCTATGCAATTTTAAATCTGAACTTTTGCCTTTTATTTCGGCGCCATTTTCGGTGGTTCTACAAACATCTTTTTCAACTAAGTGATAGGTAATACCATAATTATCACACCAATCAGTAATACGTTTACGTACAAATGGACAATTGTTACTTATACACGTAAATGTCTCGGTACAACATCCTTCTGCTAGAAAAATACCAATTAAAAACCCAAAATCATTTGTTAAAGGTATTTTTTCAGGTACATGAGACACAATTTTTGGAGTGTTGTATATATAAATCAATCCATCTTTTACTTTATTTTCTAAGAAATCTTTGCGATGTGCAAATACAGAATCAGGTCGTGCATATGGTAAAATAAAATCAATACCTTGATGTCCTTTCCACCATCTTCGTGGCTTTGCTTCTTTAATAATTTTTGCTTTGTTTAATTCACTCGTATAAAGGTATTCAGTTTTTGGAAAAACGCTTGATAGATCCAACATAGTATCTTCTCGAACACGTTCTAAAAATGTTGAAACTGGAACAATATCACCAATGCGAACTTCTGACCCATTTTTTCCTACAAACTTTTTTTCATCATGATCCCATACCAAAAACGATTTTGATTGTGTTGCACTTACTTCACGACCACTTTCTGTCATGATTTTAACAAGTTTTCCAACTGGTAAATGTCGTGTAACGGCTTCAATAGTTAACCAGCTTGTCATACCATTTTCATCTACACTTGGCATGCACATTTTCTTATCCATTGTATCATAATATTCAGTACGATTTTCGGGAATATGTTGAATTTTGGTTTTATCATTTTCACCATCAATCAAATCATCAATAAATTTACCAATTGGTTCAATGAGACATGAACCATTTACATTTACCAACACTTTTTCTTCCCAATCTAATGAGTTTAAAGTCGTTTGTGTTTGTCGTTCTCCGATACTTTGTGCTGTAATCACACCAACAGCTTCTCCAGCTTGTGCAAGGGTTGTATGGTAATAGTGAACAACTTCTTTTTTAAACGTTTCAAAAATTTCTGGGTAGAGTTGAACATTTTGTAAATCTTGTTTAAGTTTATTACGAACACGATTAATAATTGACTCACCAACTTTTGGTGGAAGATTAAGATTAATAGGAAGTGCCTGACAAATTTCTTCTATTTGTTCAGCTGTTAATTGTTTTTTAACTTTAGGAACAATTATAGGAACGATTATAGGAACAATTACAGGTTCTACTTTTTCTACATTAACGTCTACATTAATGTCTGCATTAACGTTTGTATTAAGATTTATAGTAACTTTTTTAGACTTTTTAGGCATGTTACGTTTTCTAATTAACTATATCTGTTTATAAAATTATTTTCAATTTTATAATATCGTTTTTTGAAAAGAACATTTCTTGACCGTAAAAAAATCAGCTTATTATAAAGAAAAATGATGTTATCGTATCAGTCTATTGATACATTTATACCAAAATACCTTCCAGTTTTACCTATTGGATATGAACATGAATTTAAAAATATAATGGAAAAATCATTGAAACAATTTAAAAAAGAAAATTATATTTCTCCTATTACTCGTTGTATTTACAATCATTATTTTTGTAAACATGATCTACCAAATATAGACTTTGTTAAAACGCTTACAAAACAAAAAAGAATAGTATATTTTTTAGATAAACAAGATTGCAATCATCACATTTTAAAAAATTTTTTAAAGTATAATGAAAACTTTATTGATTTTTTTTCAGAACATGATCAACATATTATACTTGAAAATGTTCGATATCACGTACCTTCTGATGTAATTTTTTACAATGACAATATTAAAACCTATGATATTTTAACATTTGATTCCTTTAAAAAAGATGTTTGTGAATACATATATAAATCATTAGATAAAAAACAAATTATCAACTATATGTCCTTTGGAAAACTTTTATATATTGTGATTCGAGAACATTATAATATGTTTGTAAATATTCCTGAAATGACATTAGAAACCTATATGAATTGTATGAAAGATACTCAGATTGACTTTTCCTTATTATTTTTATTATTTAAATGTTATGAACAAAAGCCTAAAAAGTTTCCAGAATGTCGATGGCAACTTGATACATTAGGGCGATATAATGATGCAAAAGAAGGTACAAATTTTCAACAATTATTAAAACAAACTGTAAATCATTTGTTACCACGTTATGCAAAAACATCTATATTATTTGTAAATGAAGAACGGTTATATAGACTTTATAGTATACTAGTTACATTAGGATACAATGATTTTAGTATACTATAAAAAATTTTTAGATCGATCTAAAGATAGACATCTACATAAAACTAACTAAAACTAACTATGGATGTTTTTGGGTTTGTAGCATCAATAGCAATTATATTCATGTTTATATGTTTTTGTTTACTAGAACTATATGTACGTCAATATGAACGACAACAACGTCAAAATATTATTGATGAAGCTGTAGAGATTGAAATGGATGGTCAACGATATATGTATTAGCTGTTTTTTGAAAAAGCGGCACCAAAAAACAATATTTAAAACAAGTCTTTACAGAGGGCAACTCGGTTGTATAATATATTTATAATAATTTTTTGTTATAAATAAGGTTAATGTCTATTTAACCAGTTGGATTTATTTCACGTGTAATTCTGTAATATTCTATTTTACCTTGTTGATTAAAAATTTTGATAACATACGGTTTTATATAAGTATCTTTACATGCTTTTTTTAATACTCGTTCTTTTGTATCATTTTCAGTTAAAATTGCTGTTCCTTCATGTTCATCTTTGGTAAATTCACCTTCGTTTATTTGAATTGCTAAAAGAGAAAACATTTTATTAATATTTAATCTTCTAAATTGTTTTTCAAAAAATCAATTATTTAAATACTAAACACTATACAAATACAAATACTACACATGAATTCTTTTCCGTTACACTTATCTGATCCAAACATTTTTATACAAACACTAGATGACTATCTACTTCAAAAAATGCGTAAAAAGATTTATCTTCACATCCTACGCAACCAGCAAAATGATTTTTTTGACATGGAACTATTCAACCGAAAGTATGTCAATGATATGAAAAAAACAGAAGCTTTTAGCGAAACAATAATCAAAGAACTTGCTGAATTAGGTTGGAAAACATTTATTGGTTATGGTGGAACTGGATTGTTTTTTTATGACCAAGAATTACCAACAAGTGCCTGGTAAG